CATCTTCGTCAGGAATGTTTACCCAACCAACGCACCCGTCCCAAAGCACTTGTTTCAAGTCCTTGTCTCTCAATCCTTCAAATTCGGATTCAGCAAGTAGCTCCCTCATTTCGTTGATTTGTTCTTTAGTATAATCTTTCCCGTTGTGGCTAATCGGGCCTTCTTCTGTCTTTGCTTGAGCCTTCTCGTAGTCTTTGAGAAATTCTTTGTCTGATGCGCTTGCGTCATCACGCGATAAGTATTCTTTGAATGTCATAATTTAATCCTCCGCTAATCTATCTCTTGCTGCTCCAATTACTTCTTGATAATAATTATAGTCATGGTCAGAAAGAACTCGATGCTCATGGTTCCAAGCACTCTCCGTATTATACTTCAGCCAATCTGCTAAACAGGCTAAACCGTTGTCAATCCTATCTTTATCTACCATTCTTCCGTTCATTTTATATGCTCCTATCCAATTTATTCCCATGCTTCGTCTCCCTGTGCAACTGTGTCCCACTCTGATTCTTCTTTAGCGTCTCTCATTTTTTGGAGACTGTCTCTGATTCCTTCGATAATCCAATCCATTTTTTCCACTTCTTGTTTCATAATATTTTTAATAATTTATTCAGCCGTATATTAAAACCCTTAACTCTTTTGCCACATTGACTAGGATAAACCAATCAGCACTAATCAATAACATCTCTACTGCTGTTTTCATTTAGTTCTCCTCCACTGTCACTTCTACAATCTTAAAATGTAATGACTTGCCTCGCGCCTCGTATGCTCTACGGACTGCTGGCTCACTGGCGTATTTACCCGCTGTAAGCTCCCAACGCTCATGCCCATCTTCATACCTCAATTTCATCCAGTACCGATTTTTCATTTAGTCCTCCAATACATAGCTCCAGTAGCGGCTATCTTGTTGCTCTTGTTTCCTATCCCATAAGATTGCTCTCGCAATAGTAGAGGGTACACCCCACATGGAACACATACCTAGCCAATAATCCTCAATCTCTTGATAACGACGAGCATCTTTGCTTTGGTCAAGACCGTAGGCTTGAAATAAATGCGTATCCATGCAACTCACTTTAGCTTCTAAAGGGTAAATCATCTCCAAGGCAAAAGATACCTTGGCTATTCCAAGACCTAAAATGCTCTTAACTAACCTGTTGCGGAAAGTCTGCCAATCTCCACCATCGTATTTATACCATTCGGGGTCTTGCCAAAATTTACGAGCAAATTCTGAAATGAATCGAACACGATTGTTATGTAAGCCAACACGGGCATCTACAATGATGTCCATGAGCTTCTTATCGTCGTTGAACCATTGAGTCCAATCCTTAATGCCCTCATACCCCTTCACGTTATTCTCCCAAGTGGTATGGACTGACATAAAAGCGAATAACCAACGCTGAAAAACTTCTGTATCATTCTTGGGGGCGATACTTCCCCAATATTCTTTGTAGCGTTCTACTTCTTCTACATTAAAAGAGTTAAAAAGTTTATCAACCATCGAGTAGTCTATGGGTTTTTCGGGAATGTTAGGCTTGCCTTGTGCAGCCAAGGATAGTTGCCAATGCCCGTGGATAGTTAAATCCTCACCCCAGAACTGGTACTGCTCCTGCTCCTGTTCTGGCTTCTCTTTTGTAGGTTGTCCTATGAAGTCCATCTGCATCATACTACTAATATAACAGGTTTTTTAAGAAAGTCAAGAGGTTTTTTCAAAAAAGTTTTGTACCCTCATCGGCCATCTTTTTTATCCTTTTCTCTTGCAACCCAACCTATTACCACTAAACCCAAGAGAATTAGGCGATGTATGTTGTGCGTCCAGAGGGTACAAAATTGTTTATCTCCCCTTAATTAAGGAAATTAGAGATAAGAAAATCATTAACAAAGCTGTCGTAATCAACACTGGTATCATTAACACAATACTCAAATAAATAATTAAAAATATTTCCTGCATTTAACACTCCTCTTTAATTGTATAGTCTTTAATCGTAATGCTCTTGCGAACAATGTTCTGCTCCAGATGTAGAAGATCGAAAAAACGCTGGTCATCCCACTCGTTATTTGGTGTTTGCTTGTTTGAAGCGCAACCAAATAATAGAAAGATAATCAGAATAATCCCAAACCACATTAACAATCCTTGCCAGTTATTTATTAATTTTTGCATTTTATTTACTCCGAGTTTAATTAATGTCCCACTCTCCTAACGCCGCATCTAGCACTTCTCTCATTGAGAGTCCATGCTCATTTGCTTCTGCTGCCATTGTAAGCGCACTATACATAACTTCTGCCGCCATACCATGTTCGTTTGCCTTATCTAACACTAACGCCACATTATCTAGGTCGTTTCTCTCCAATCTTATTCTGTTATTTTTCATATATTATTTGTCAGGATTATATGTTTGCTCTACTTTGTCTAGTTTTAAACCCAGCTTATCAAAGGCTTTGACTTTAGCTTCTAACTCTGCTGTTGCTTGGACAATTACTAAAATATCGTCGCTATTACGAACGACATATTCCATATTAGCTTCCTTCGGCTTTACTGGTTTATCGTTTTTGAATCCATTTAAGAGAGATTTTATTTTGGATTTTGCGGTATCAATAATCGAGGGCTTTAAGCGTCTAACAACCTCGTCTCCATTAGGCTGAACTTTAGACATTGGTTTCCCTTTATGATTCTTTAGAGCTTCGTTATAGAGCTTTGTCGCTTCGTTGAGGTTCTTCGTTCCGAGCGTTCTATGTTTAACCTTACCATTGTCCCTAATTCTTAAATAATAAAAACCTTTATGCTTCTTACCATCTTCGACAGAAACGTAAGTACCTCTGGAAGTGCGTTTTTCTATTGCTAGAATTTCGATAGCCTCCGAGTCTGTACGACCATGTAAGACATCTTCTTGCGTAGCAGGGAGAACAACTGGTTCCTCTTTTTCTGTTTTGATTTTTTCAGCTTCCTCCTTCGTTTTTTTATCTTCCTTTTTCTTTTCTTCTTCCCTCTCTTTGCGTTCGACCTCTTTCTTTTTTTCTTCTGCTATCGCTTTTTTTTCGTTTTCTGCCATTTCGCTAGACAACCCAACGTGATGTTGATAATTTGGAGGCCATCCAGCTTGCTCATACTTGTCCATCACATAATTTATGTGATCTAAAGTTGATTGATATTCCAGCACAATCTGACCTCGCTTTGACCTCTTATTAAGAGCATTTTTGGTTTTCACGGGTTTTTTCTGACCCTCGATATTCCCTCTATGAAAAGCGTCATACAAGTGTCCTTGTAAACTAATTCCTCCAAGATGTTTATTCGGGCTTTCGTCGTTAAGATAAAAGATGGGTTCGCCATCATTGCCTCTAAATGGCAACTGCCCATTCATTCCATGTGTTTTATCCCAATACTCTTTACTCTTTTTTTCGGAAAGTATCTCTCCAATTTCTTCCCATAATTTCGCTGCAATGTTCGGCACTGTGTCCGTAAACATATTAGGATTCTCGTCGTATTCTGACTGCTTATATTCTTTCATTGTTGATTCCTTTTTGGTTTGTATTTGTTTAATTAATTTCTTGTTTATCTAATTTAGATATTTCTTCTAACACATGGATTGGTTGAAGCCAACCCTTTACTTCCTCATCCCAACCATCTGGTGTTACCATCTGCATTTCAGTTTCGGAATCCGCATGGAATACCCCAACTTCAAACAGTCCACGCTTATCATGCCCATGAGAGGCTCCATGCCTCACTACGGATACTATGTATCCATTCCTTAACTTCACCCAAGACTGAAAACCATCAAGTTCTTCTCGATACATAAACTTTAATTCGTCGAAATTACTAATTCCACGCAAGGTCATACCATTCTCGTTCGCCTCATCCTCAACATTCCAAAAATACATTTCTGGTTGAAGCTCAACTATTCGCTTCTGAAGGCGTTCTCGCTCTTTTTTTTCACGTTCTACAAGACCATCCCAATAGCCTTCGCTGTCGTCGTAATAATTATTCATATTTATTTAACCCTACTCATAGTCCCTAATTGCTATCACATACGGAAACCTTGGTACACCATCGGGCGTAAGGTTAAAGTATTTAATAGTTGCCATCTTACCGACAAGCTCATCACCTCGCTCCAATAGCTCTGCCATATATTCAAACGTGCCTTTAACATTTGAATTGAACTCTCTACCGTCTTTGTTTTTGAACTTAAAGTGCTTGATGGTTCCTTCTCGATTACCTGTGCCTTCATCGTATCCAAGAATCTCATATTCTTCGTCAACAAATTCCTTTCGCTTGAGCAATTTGGATGAGCGTTTATTCTCGTAAGGCCCGTCAAGCCTAATCATTTGCCCTTCATATCCCGCTTCTACATAATCTTCATAGCAACGGTCTAGTTGCTCTCTGCCGAGGATTTCAATAGTTTCTACCATCACAAGGCAGTCATGTTTCATCAAACTCAACTTGCTATACTGTGCGTCTAGCATTGAGGTTCTGTCTGAAAAAGTATCCTTTTCAGTAAGGACATACTTGCCCTCACCAATCACGGGGGCATCATAAATATGATACTGAATCATCTCGGCACTCTCCGCAAGATGTTCTTCTGTGAGATTTTGCTTACGAACGAGATGAATGATTTTGTTAAAATCGTCTTTGTAAGCATGATTATACAATTCACCGTCAAGAGTAGCATTAGGATACTTCTCAAAGAGCGGCTTTAGTGCTTCGTGGATATGAGGCACGGCAGTAATTTCCTTACCAGTACGAGTAAACAATCCCTCCCTCATAGCAATACAACGTATGCCATCCAGCTTGGGTTGAGAGAATACAGGCGCACCAATGCCCTCCTCATCAATCTCAAACATTACTTCCTTCTGACGATTCTTGTTCTTGAAGTCCTGTGCAAGCATAGGCTCGTAAAACCTTTTCTTCTCAATGTTTTCAACATTCAGATGGTATCCAGCCTCCAGCTTTTTCTTGTGCTTCGCTTCGGCTTCCTTGAGTGCCTGTTCCTCGCCAGTGGTAGCGTTTTTCTTCCCTACATTCTTTCCCTCGCAAGTAGTCCAGAGGTTTATGTGGAGTTTTCCATCTGCCTGTCCAGAAATTGAGCGAAACTTATTACCGATGACTTCGATTTCCCAAGTTTGTGTTTTGCCAATAGTGGTCTTTTTATATAGCGTAGGTAGTTTCATATTATTTAATAATTATTAGTCTCTATCTTTAATTGGATACCAATTACCATCATCATCCTCGACCGTGTACCAACCCGATACCCAAGTACCATCGCCGTCCTGTATCAGTTCGCCTTTTTCGTCGTATCTTTTATCTTCCATAATTAATCCATGTGGTTATCTCGATGAGGGTATTTCCTCATTTCTTCCATCTTGCTTTCATGCGTAGGTAGCTTCCCTGCTATTTCGGGACGGTTCTTTTCAATTAGACTAATAATGTATTCTGTTTGTAAATCATACAGTATCCAAGTTTCCATGCTTACTTCATCCCTCATAGAAGTGCAGCCATTTTCGTGTTTCATATCTGCAATCATGTCCTCATGGTAAGGAGAAGTCAAACATACTTCATAAATCTCTTTGATTAGTTCGTAGTTTCTCATTAATAAATCCAGCTTTCTACTTGTTCGTGTACCCAATCAACGTCAAGGCTCTCTAGTTCATCATCAGTTAATTGTCTGTAACCATGCTTGGGATCATCATATCTTGCTCTTGAGACGTATGCGTCACAAAAGTCAGGAGAGTCACCGTAATCAATCCCTTCAATTTCTACATCGTCAATTTTTGAATAATCTAACATACTACTAATGTACCAGTTTTTTTAAGAAAGTCAAGCGTTAATTTATATCCATCACTTCTTTTACTCTGGTCACTACATTGTGGACGTCTTGCCAATCATAATCTTGGTGAAGCTCACCATTTGAGTTCATCGTCATGTTAGCTGTATTGGTTCGCCATTGTGTGCCGCCAAAGTTTACTCGACAGGTAATTGCATACTCGAAAGCATTACCATTCCAACTTTTAGTCTGCTCCTTGGGGCCGCGAATGTGAATCGTAATGTTAGGGTTCTTCTCTTTTACTTTCGCCAATCTTACCGTTGCCGCTTCCATTGGAAAGTTGTCGGTTTGAGTGCGTTTGATAATGTCCTCTTGATTAATTTTACCTTCAGCATACAAACGCTGCACCCTGCTATTGTTCTCCCATTTAATATTCATAATTATTCAACCTCCTTCATAAAGAGTTCTGCTGGTAGTGGTTCGACACACCCATTAGGCACTTCATCTTCAAATACCGTTGGGTGTTCTTCATGGACAACTAATTCAGCGTAACGGCTTGGGTTTCTATCTCTACAAGCTACAATGCTCAAAACTTTATCTTTGTAAAGGTCATGCCTTGTGTTCTCCAACAATTTGTGAGCTTTTGCTAACGATTCCCCAAGAGCCTCCTCTCTTAAAAAAGGGCATCCTTCCATTTTAGAAGGTGCGGGAGCGTAAGCCGCTACCTTTTCCCCATCTACTCTGACCTCGTACCATTGTTCGATCATGTTTCTAATATAACACGTTTTTTAATTAAGTCAAGAAGTTTTTTAACTTAATTCAAGATCACGAATTGTTTTGCCAGTTAGTTTCTTAATGTATCTCTCCGCTACATCAAGATTCTTCTTTTGCGATGGTGATAATGCGCGTTTCTTATTTGGCTTTTTTTCCTTCGCCTGTGGTTTTTTTGAGATTTCCTTCTCTACCTCAATGGTGTTTAGAATATTTTTTAATATTAATTCAGTCTCCCGTAAAGCCGAGCTACCAAACTCTTTTCGATTGGTTTTACCGCTTACTATTGATAAGGCTATCCTTAACCCCTCCTCTTTAGGTATTGTAACATCCTCCATTCTTTGATGATATTAGTTTTTTAATATAAGTCAACACTTATTTGTTGTGTAATTATTAATATGAGTTTAGAACTTATTACCATGATTGGCGGTACGATTGTGGGCTTCATCTTTAGATATTTGGCAGAAAGAGCAAAAGAACGCCATGAACTGTTTAAAAGAGCAATAGCGTGGAAGGCTGCTGAAGATGAAAGCGCGGATAAAGCCGCTAAAAGAGTACCTGTTGACGTTGGCAAGTGGGTAAGAAGGGCTATTGTTATGTCTGTTTTATTTGGCGTAATACTAGCACCCTTTGTCTTATCTTTATTAGGGTATTCAACCGTTGTAGAGGTAGAAACAACAAAAGCAGAATGGTTATTTGGTTTATTTGGCGGGGGAACGGAAGTCTTATTTGTCGAATTAGATGGATATTTGATGGTTCCAGAAGTAAGACAAACTCTTACCGCAATAGTGGGATTTTATTTTGGAAATGCGAGTGCCGCAGCTAAAACATAAAATATGCACAAAATTCCAAGGTTGATCCCAGCATGGGTATGGATAATAGTAGTTATTATTATAGTAATAATATGTAATTCTTGTAGAGGTGGTAGAAGTTTGGGTAGCGGGTCTGCTGGAACAGTTATTGTCCCTAAAACCCCACAAGAAATTAACGAGCGAAATAATAGACCGATATTTGAACCCCTTCCTCCAGTACCTATTATTCCTCTTGAGAGTGGCCCCATTACGTCTACAAACGCAGTAAAATCTACCCCTATTCCGACCAAACATCCTCCCATTAAAGCTAATCCCATCAAGATTGACCCAAAACCAGCAGGAGAGCTAACGCCGTTTACTCCGACAATTATTAATAATGCTCCTCCTATAAATATTAAAGCACCCCCCGTAAAACTCCCCGAAAACAACGGTGAAAATATTCAGCCAGTACCCCAAATAGAAAGACACTTACAAACAACCGATAATAAAGCAACCACGCCAGAAGCCGTTGGGTCATCGGAAACTAACGCTCCAGAGTCTTTCGATTGGGTTGAATTAATATTAAATTATTTAGTGTTTATACTGTTTGCTATACTTATTTGGGTTATTTATGATATTATTAAAAGGCGAGGAAGCTCAACAGTTAACAGGCTTTCTAACACTAAACTTAAAAAAGCTCCCTCAAAGAAGAAAACGACAAAGAAGAAGGCTACAAAAAAGAAAACTGCTTCTAAAAAAAAACTAGAAGAATATAAAAAAACAATTCCTAAAGGGTTGTTTTTCGACGGTAAAAGTAAAAAGCCAAAAAATTAAGGACAACAATGACAAGGCAAGCACCCGCAATTAGGGCAAGACCTTCTTCGGACATTATGTTTAGCGGAAAAAGCCTTTATAAATGCAAGTTTTTCTCGCCTTTCCTTTTCTTCTTCCATGATTTTATGTATGACAAAAGCTATACCACCGATAGAACCGATAAATAAAGCTAAAAATATTGAGACAATCCAATCCATGTAAATGATTACACGGACTACTTTAAAAGAGATATTAAGATTAATTAATTAAATATATAAAGTGTAAACTATATTATGGATATTGAAACTATTATATCTTATATCATTTTATTATACTTCTTATTGATGCCTTGGTAAGAAAAAGGGAATGCTCTATTAAAATTTAAACATAAAAGTGCTTTGCTTTTCGTCTGTCTCGATATTGAATTCATCACGAACAAGCGTTCTTAATTTTTTAATTGCCGCATTTTCTATTTGCCGAATACGCTCTCTCGTTACGCCAACTGTATCTCCAATTTTTTCAAGAGTTTCAAAGTCCTTATCGTTAATACCGAATCGTCTTACTATAATATTTCTTTCCCTGCGGGTTAGTTTCTTTAGTAATTTATTTAGCACTTCCTTGTTATTCATCAACTCGGTTAATTCTTCTGGGGTTTTGCCATAAGAATCCGCTATTCTTTCTCCCCAAGTCATTTCGTTATCCTCATCGTCTGAAACCGATGCGTCCATTGATGTCATGGCTTTTCTTGCCTCCATTATTGATATAACACGATGTTCTGCGGTCTTAAACTTCTTTGCGATCTCAAGTGTTGATGGCTTTTCGCCAGTAAGCTCCTCTTGTTCGTTGATGTACCTAATTATTTTGGGATATTTTCTATTTGCCTCACTCGGAACACGAATTAACCTAGCTTTATTATCTAAAGCCCTAAAAATGCACTGTCTAATCCAAAAAGAAGCGTAAGTGGAGAATTTTGCGCCTTTGTCTAGTTCGTATTTTTCGACACCCCTCATAAGCCCCATGTTGCCCTCCGAAATTAGGTCTAAAAGAGGCAACCCAAGACCAGAATAATCTTTAGACATTTTAACAACCAAGCGTAAATTACTATTTATTAATTTTTCTCTCGCTGCTTTACCCTTAATTCTTGCGCGATGTCCACAATTAGCCTTATTTTTTGACCACTTGTGCATAGTTTTAAAAAGGTCTTGTTCCTCCTTTTTCTTTAGTAGGGGATACTGGCTGATGTGAGTATAATACGACTGCACCGTATCATCTGCTTCTTCTGCTATCCAATCTGGACTTGCTTGAGGTAGCTTGCTAAATTTATTTTTCATGCTATGTATATATTAATTTTATATACGAATCTGATTTTAAAAATGAAACTACTTTTTGTAAAGTTTCTGATTTGCTCCCAAAACTCAACTTATTAAAACCTTCTTGAAGGGTAAACCAACCATAAGCACTATGTTCAAAAGATAGTTTTATATCTTTTTGGGGAGCTTTCCCCAAGAAATAAGTGACCGTCTTGGGTTCTGGTATTTTCAATTTCTCTCCCGTTGCATAATTCTTTCTTATTAAGTATTTAACAACGTGCCTAAAGGGAAGAATCTCCTTAATATCTAAACCAGTTTCCTCTTTCGCTTCTCTTTTTGCCGTTTGTAATAAGGTTTCTCCGAGTTCTATATGCCCCTTGGGAAATTCCCACCCAAGACTACTTTTAATAAGTAATACCTTTATTTGGCCGTCATCATTTATAATGGGAACTATCCCAGCGGCGTTATGGAATTTAATTGATTGCGTCATCACCTTAACTCCTTCCTTAAAAGACGCCACCTATCGCTATCAATAGGCTTCTTCCCATCATTTATTTGTTTAATCATATTTAAAACATCATCAATACTATCATATATATAATGATGCGGAAGCATACCCATCATCCAAAGAGGTGTCCTAGACTTCCCTCCTTCCATAGAAATAAAAATGGGTTTCTTCATCCTTACTGCTGTAACTATTTCTTCCGCACTTCCCCAACTTGCAACTTCGGGAAGTAAATGAGCTATAATAAAATCAGACCTATCTACCAAATTAAGATCGTAACTACGCACAACACTCATTCTTTTTGCTATGTCATTGTAATAGCCCGCTTCCATCGCTTCGTGCATTTTCATGCGAGCTTCTTCATCTTCGTTTACGTCTTTAACAAAAGGTTTTTTGTAGGGGTTAAAAACCGTAATATCTAACGGCCCTAGCTCTGCTTCGACTTCATCCCTCCAATTACGTCCATCAGCGTACTGCATATGTCCTACTAGGTAGGTTCTAGTCTTTTCTAAAATGTCCATACTACGATTATGCAATTTCTTTATTTAAAAACAAGAAAAAAACCCGACTAAGAAAGTAACACTCTTTACGCGGGGGAGTTTTAGCTATTTATAGTTAAAAAGCTTAAAGTCTGACTGGTAAATTCTTTTTATTTTGTCGAGAGATTCTTCGTTATAGTATGAATCTATTTTATTTGACGTTTTTTTGTTCTTTTTTGACTTATTTAGAAAAGGAAGCTTAACACCCATTAAGGTTTCTGGTAGTTCTTCTATTTTTATAAATTGATCTAAAGCAAACCTCTTTTTCTCGCACACCCAATAAGATTGGGGCAACCATCCCCAGTGTAAAAGTTTATTTTTTAAAAATAATTCTATGCACTCATCAAATGTTTTGTTTGATAAAAGGTCATAGTCTGGATGTTTACCACCAACTCCTTTAAACTTTTTGTTAGAAGAATGATAGTAACTGTCTTTTTCTTTCGCGTACTCATAACAGGAAATAAAACGGTGTAAGGGGTTTCTGACGATGCAAAATTTGTGGAAGCTATCCCATACTTTCGGGTAAAGTTTTTTAGTTTGTTTTACTGTCCTATGCCCTGCGTGATCCATTTTAAACGCCTTCGTAATCGAAGTTCCTGCGTTTTTCGGAATATGAATAAATATTAAATTATATTTGCGAGATATAGGCATCAGTCTGTATGACCCCACATATATTTATTAATTTTTTTTGCTATTCCATCTGCTAGAACTTCACAGGCCGAATCTTTTTTTAAATCAACATTACATTCTGAAAACTTTTTTAAGGACTCTAGTATTAAGGGATACATTTTTTCTTCATCAATTCCCCTCGGCCCACTCACTCCTTTCGGCCCAACAGGACAACATCCCTTAATTTCTTTCACATTTCCCTCATCATCACACACATAATCGTACTGATCTAGTTCATCTGCTAATGGATCACACCAATCATCGTCTGTTGAATTGCCCCCTTTGCAGTCGCCAATAATAACATCTAAATCTTTAAGAAACTTTTCTTCTGCGTCAGGGCCGTATTTATCCCACATCTCCTGCTCGCTTATGGGTTGCTCTAATCCTGCATCACCTAATGCAAAGTTTTCGGGCGTTGAGGTTTCTTTTAAGTAAAAAACTTCCATTTCCCATTTATTGTCTACGTCAAAATATACTTTTATTTTACCTTCTTTCATTATTCTCTCGTCTCCTAAATTAATTTTGATATTTATCCATGCTTTCCATATGCTCGTACAAGACATCATTAATGTATTCCTGCAACTCTGCGTCTCTTTCTTTTTTTAAGACACCCTTTTGGAATAAATGAGGATTCGTTTGCTTATACCATTCTAAAAACATTTCATCTAGCTTTACTTTTTGATTCATAATTTTAAGGTAAACACCATCACATCCATATAAGCCTCTTTAGTGTCGTCTATTGGTTGGACAGACCTACCATTATGCCATAAATAATTATCATCTACAATAACTAATGTACCCGTGTCTATTGTCGCTTGCAAAAATGGCGCATCGACTTTACTTGTTGATAACAACATTTCCCCACCTATAATATTATTACGATCCACGCCGATAACTCCTATATAGTCATAACCATCTTGATGCCAACCCTCTGGTGAGAGTTGTGTTGCCCCTCCTTTGCACCTTACTCTCATTTGATGAATATCAAATTCATACTGTCCTTTGTTTATTTTGCATCCTTCAAAGAATGCCCTAGTTAAACATGATAATGCTTTACTGCTAATAACCTCATCGTCAATATTCTCAAATTTACGAGCCATTCCTCCTTGATGCTTATTATATTCTTCGCTTTGCGTAAACGTATCGTCTTTAAGTGGTACTAATACTCCCGTGCTTGCAATGGCATGAACTTTTGAATATTTTCTTAATCTATATTTTCCGTCAGCATGATCTGTTTCTGGCAACTTATCAAACGACATCTTTATTTCTTCTAAAAGCTCAGGGTCAACTTTTGTTATTTGTAATATAGTGTTCATTCCTTCGGGGTTTTTAAATCCAAAATCTCTTTGCTTATTTTTTTTCCACAGGCACGACAAACATCCTTATATGCGTATGCACAATCACATCCGTGCTTTTTTATAAAGGCAAGTCTTTGTGTTAGACCTTTATTTTTAGCTCTATACATTTCAATCATTCGGAAGTATCTATTTACTGAATTATTTTGTTCTTCTATCGCGTTATCTATTTCCTTATCAACAGAAAAATTAAAATAAGTCTGATAACCCCAAAGCATTGAAACTATAATAAATAAAAAAATACAAACCCTAAACTGTTGTGCGTTTTTAATCATGTGTTTTTCCCAAACACTTCGTTTGATTGTTGTGTTGTTCTAATAAAGGTCGCACATTTTGGCATATCCTTCAAGTTTCTTGCTCCAATGTATGTGCAAGTTGACCGGATGCCGCCAAGGATACTTTTAATAGTGTCCTTTAACAAGCCCCTGTGTTTAATCTTTACTGTTTTGCCTTCTGACGAGCGATAGCTTGCAACACCGCCGCTGTATTTCTTCATGGCCGTGTCTGAACTCATTCCATAAAATACTTTATATATATCATCCCCTATTATTTCTTCTTGTCCCGCCGATTCTGTATGACCAGCAAGCATACCGCCCAACATAACAAAATCAGCACCAGCACAAAAGGCTTTTGCGATGTCCCCAGCGCAACAACAACCACCATCAGCCATGATATGCCCACCAATCCCGTGAGCAGCGTCTGCGCATTCAATGACCGCGCTGAGTTGAGGATATCCAACACCAGTCTGTATGCGAGTAGTACAAACAGACCCACCACCAATACCAACTTTAACAATGTCTGCTCCACTTAATAATATCTCCTCTGTCATTTCACCAGAGACGACATTACCTGCAATGATAATAAGAGCGGGGTGTTCATCTCTGACTCGTTTAATAAAATCACAAAACCTTGATGTATACCCATTAGCCGCATCAATACAGACCCATCGCGTATGATAGAAATTCCATGTAATATTATTAAGGTAATCTATATCATCTGTTTTCTCTGGATCATATTTAATTCCAATAGAAGGGCAAATATGTTCGTAAATTCTATTCTGCCAATTATTGGAGTCGCGGTCATACTTCCAATCTTTTTCATTAGCAACCCGTTGTTCTTTGTTTGCCCAAATTCCATAGCCATTTAGTTTATGCGCCCAAACGTCGCCATCGTAATGCTTACTAATACAGGTAAGCATATGCCGTTGAGCAAGAGACTTCGCTGTTTCAAACGTGCCAACGGTATCCATGTTTGAAGCAACAATCGGAATGCCTTTCCAGCCGTACGCCTTTGGGTCAGAACCTTTACCTCCAGCATTTAGAAACGTAAACTCGCGCATCAAGTTAACATCATTGCGAGAAGTTAGCTCGGAACGCTTGGGACGCAAAAGAACATCCTTATAGTCTAACTTTATTTCGGATTCAATCCTCATTCGTTTACATGACAACAAGTTCAAACGTCAACTGTTGATCCTCTTCTTTCGATAACAATTCTTTGGAAAAATTTAATGATATAATATTTGGTCTTATTTTCCCTTTTTCTTCAAGAGCGATAAGAGCTTTGTCTCTCATCATAGCTGCCTCCACGGGTGTGGAATAATATTTACCGCTATATCTTTCTTTATTAAAACTAAACCTCCAAGTATACGGTTTATTTCGATGAGTCCCTCTTTTATCGTAAATTACCCCTTTGAATCCAGACTCATTGTTTTTGTGCATACCAGTGTGAAGCTTTTGCTCGCTATAAGAAAGGAACCTTAAGTTTTTATAATAATTATTTAAGGTATTTCGATCTAAATGATCTACTGTATTATATTTTTGGGGTTCAGAAATATAAAGGTCGTATCCATCTACTTCAAAAGCAAACGCTACCAACCTATGAACAGAAAAAGATCTAACTTTCTTGCGATGCCTATCACCAATGGCAGCTAAAGAAGCGTTTGCTAACTGAGCGAAATAATAGGCTTGCCTAGATAAATCACCACGGACACCCAACTTAAGGACTTTTCCTTTAAGTTTTTTTTCGTGAGGACGACATCGCCCTTCTCGAAAATGAGCGGCTCGATCTAAACTTCTGACTGAGCCAAAGCTAGATATTTGATAAGCTCCCACGAAGGGTTTTAATTCTTCTAAATCTGGAAGATCACGCCATTCTTCTACTTCGTTTAAAGTGGGAATAATTGGTTCTGGAGTCTCTAGGGTCGTTGTATTCATAGAATTTTTTTTGTAATTTGTTTAGACTCCCAGTTGTAGTAACTATTTCCGTTAGGAGCTTTACTGTGGCAATATTCGCATAAAGTAACTAAGTTTTTTTTATCCCTTATTAACCAGTGTTTGTTGTTTTTTAAACAGGTCGATATAGAATATATATGATGAACAGTTAAATCCTCCTTGGTTCCACAAATACGACAAGCATAGTTGTCTCTTTTTAATATCTTGCTTCTAACACGTTTGCGAAAGCGTTGTCTCCATTTCTCTTTCTCGCTCGCCCATTCCGTCATAAAAAAAATCTGTTTTTAATTTATTAAAAGTATCATTTCTGCGAGCCTGTTGGTAAAAGCCATTAAACTTATTACTTTGGTATCCGTTTTGAGAACAATGCCAATCACCACGCATTAAAAATCTCTTGGCTAGGCTTGCTCCAACGTAATCACCTTCATCAAGATAGTTAAGAAATTTACCGTAAAAAAAATCCGCACACAAGTCGCAATTTTCCTCATTACCGAATGAAGCGTAAGCATTAAGCTCTATTTTATATTTATTTGGAGGCATCATAATTTTATTTGCCTTTCTTTGGCTTCTTCTGGTTTTTTTTCCAAACATTTTTCGCTCCGTGAGCCTTACAAAGATCATCCCACCAATCTTTTTTATCTGGTATTTCGGGGTTACTTAGGGGCAGTGGGTTATATTCTTTATACCTACCACTGAGATTTCTTCCGCTCTCACTCATAAAAATATGATACTATTTTTTTATTATTAGTCAAGTTATAATTCCCACCCTTCTTCGGGTTGCTCTACTTGTTTGTTTTTTGTGTAATCAACAAGCAGTTCTTGGTCTTTTTCTATATCTATTAAACTTTTTAGTCCTATTACTGTTTCCATTAAAACTAACTCACAATTTTCGCGGGTTTTAGAATGGTTAAATTTGTAATTAGGATTCAAATTAATCCAGCTTTCATGGTCAGGATGATAAACGTGAGTATAGTGAATGAACGTTCTTTTGGGGATGTCTTCTTTCGCAAAAAGACCCACGCCATGAATGTCACTGTCTTTCAGGCAGACACGCGCACCTAAATCTGCTGGCATCATTATTACTTTCTTATGTTCGTATTTTTTATTCATGAGCTGATTCGTCGGGTTTTCTATGAAATCCTTGAAAATCGTCCCAACCAAGCTCCTCAAGCTCCTCTTGTGACCAGTGATAATGAGTCCACCCCAATGCTTCGCTTACGTTAGGAAAGTTTTTAATAAAGATATTTTTTATTGCATTTGCAATGTTTCTATGTTCCTTTTGAGTATTCTCCTCTGTTCTTAAATTAATATAATGAATCCAGCTACGAACCGTACCATTCATATACATAGTTGTCTGTGTTCCTAGTGGAAGAACGGCTCGGGCGCACTCTTTAGCTACGCCTTGAGCTATAAGCTTGTTGTAAGCGTTAAGAGATTGCTCCATTGAATATTTGGCAACATTGTTTATAACTATGTCATCAATTTTATCGCTACTGCTTTGTCTGTTCTTTTCTGCTGGAGAACGTAACTCAAGAGACTCCATTTCTGTTGCCTCGCTGTATCTTTGACTAAACTCTTGAAAGCTAAAGCTTCTGTGTCTTAATATTTGTGCCGCGATAGCTCTACTGGTTTTAATTTCCACGCACATATTTGCCAATTCAAAGGGCGACCAATGCTTATGTTTGATCAAAAATTTTAGTAATTTAGGAGCGGTTTTGACATTATGTTGGTTGCTTGGATTAGAAACTCTAGCGCAGTAAGCAATGATACTCTCTGCGCTCATAAGATTATCATCATGTCCATGAACCAAGGGTTGAGTAAGTGATACTAAATTAACTTCCATTTCGCTTTTTATTTTTTAATTGTTAATGTAATTATTTTCTTTTATTTTATTTGTCTCTTTAGAGGGGGTAGGCCATCTGTATACCATAATTGGTACTGTTATGGGGGCCAGAAGGACTGTCCACTTACAAAGAAAAAAGAAAAAATATAAAACAACGGGTATAACCGTATACAACATCCAAGGATTAGACATCCAAAACCAATCGTATTGGAACTGTTGCCATAAGAAGTTTAAGTATTCGTCTATAGCTTTCATTTTTTTATTTCTTTAGCGTGACCCTCTTTTACTAGCATTTGATTAACTGATTTACCATGATATCTATCGCTCTTTATGTATCTTTTTACAATATAAATATCAGCTAAACATCTACCGTACTTTCCAACGCCATATGATCTTAGTCTAAACTCATCGCCTTCAGCTAAAACTTGTTGCAGTCTGCTTTTGGCTAAAAGTCCTTTCTTTTTTTCTTCTTTATTCCTTGTTCTTACTTCGTAAGCGTCTATACCAGCCAATCTTACCCTTCTTTTTATCCAAGTATCAAAACCGAGATCTATCATTGCGTCGATAGTGTCTCCGTCAATAACTCTAATTAACTTGGCTTTATAATCATACATTTATCCTTTCCGTCCATACCCTCCCATGGCAGGCTCCTTAATGGCAGCATAGTCATATTTATTAAGAGCCTGTAAGCAGTCTTCCGCGTTAGCCAACGCTTCAACCTGTTTAGCCATTTCTTCTACGACTTGTGGATGTTCTCCTATTCCTGCCGCGTTATTCATATAGACTTCAATCGTAGCCACTGCTTCGGCTTTTTGAGCTTGGTATCGGGCTTTTAATGCTTCTAATAGAAGGGGTTTATTTTGTGTACTCATTTATTTTTCCTTTCTTTTTTTCTCTTCTTTTTTTCTGATGGAGATAGTTTTGCGGGTTTCTTTTTCTCTTTTTTTCTTTTTTCTTTGTTTGCCATAAGTTATCTTTCTGGTTTCTTGTGTATTTCTGAGGGTAGTAATTCGTGAAATTGCCATTCTTGCTCTTGAGATTCACTTCCCCCTCCTTTACCCTTGGTCAACTTACCTTTTCCTTTAATTCCTTCTCTCGCTTTATCTTTGGAGAGTTTCCCTGCTACTGGCTGACCTCTTTTAAGTCTAGGCATGACTCCTTTTTCTAATTCTTCATGTAAGCCACGGCTATATTTAAGTCCGTATAAACGGGGTTCAATTTCCTCTTTACGATAACCAAAAAATCTTGCAAGAAAGCTAGAATCAGCCCCTCCAACGCTCTCGGCTAAAACATAGATTCTACCATTAAATTTAGTAAATTTATTTGGCTCCTTTATGATAACCCAATGTATTAATACCTTTTCTGGTATATCATCTTCTAACGCAGCCCAACCCAAAAAAGAATGGATAGAAGACCAAAAAACAATAGTAAACAAGCAAAAAGTAGAGATGCAAGCTGTCTTAATGTACCATTTAAGGGAAGATTCTGTGAGTACCCAAAAGGTCAGCCCTCCAAACACTAATAATAAAATTGGTAATGCTATATTCATTCTTTTCTCGTGCTTTCCATAAGCGCTTTAACACTTTTAATACAAAAGCCTTTATTCGTCGAGCCTCTTTTAATGAGCTCATAAATCACCCCTGTTAGCTCTGAGGGTTTGGAAAAAACTTGTACAAGATCGTCTTCTTCGCATGCTATAGGCTCATCAGAATAAAATTCTATATCAAATTTACATTTCCAGCACTTCATCGTTGCCGCTACGTCATCTACTTCGTAGGCAATGTGATGCACCCCGCCTCTACCGCCGTTTGTCTCCGCTACCCAATCGCCAACAATAGAACCGATTGGTCCGTCGCTTACCGCGATTTCTGGTGGAGCGTGGAACTCTGCTCTGAAGCTTGAATTCTCATCAACCACTCGCCCGTCAAGGATAGAGGGGTCGTGCATAAGTACATGATGAGTCCACTTTCCCGCTTCGGAGGCACGAACCTCGGGAGGGGCAAGCATATTAAATTTAGTGGTTGAGCCGTCTCCGAACTCTATATCCCACGTTCCTGCGTATTTGTATCCAAGACAGCCTTCTAAAAATTTAGTAGTCTTTTCCCTATCTTTTACTCTGTATGCTATATGATCTAATCTCATAATATATTATACTCCTTTATTTGCGTTTACTTAAAGATTTTACATAAGCCATTATTGCCTTTCTCTCATCATTTGTTGTCGGTAATGGAGCCATTCCCGGTAGCGTTCCTTTAACAATTTTAGCAAAAGGTTTTTCTATTGACTCTAAAAAATACTCTTCATCTAAAACAACCTCTTTAATGGGTCCGCCTATGCCAATGTGGACCTCTCTTTTCTTTCCCCAAAAATCACCCATAAATTTGGGAGACTTTAATGCGTCACCCGCTGGGCATGGTACACTCTCTTCTGTCTGGTGGCACAAAGAGCAACTCTTGCTAATAAAAAGCTCTTTGCCTTTTTTGATGCTGTCATCCGCTTGAACGAAACTGACAAGCAGTAATAATAATATTGGTAATGATATATTCATTTCTTTAAAGTCCTTAAATCATGCCCATCTTCTTTATCCAAGCCCTTTTTAAGTAGCTCTATGAAAAACTCTCCTACTCCTTTTTTACTAATTCGCTTACGATTTTTTTCTTTTTTGTATAAATCGTCAAATGCTTTATTTGTATCAAAGGTTATCGAGCAAGTCTCATCTGGGTTATCTTTAACATCATGTATATAAACCCTCGGAAAATCACTAGCCATGATTTCTTCAAGGTCGTCGTCGTTAAGGGGTACTTCTTTATACTTCTTCATAATTCTATTTCATGGTCTTTAAATTCTATTTCAGACGCCACAAGAACTGGCGTGTCCTTTATGTCTCTCAATATTTGTTCCTGCGCTTGGTAAATTATTCCACCTGTGTTGAAAATCTTTTTTCATATTTTCAATTATCCAGCTATTTAGCGTGCTACTGCCATGCCCATAGGGATGGGGTAACGGACGATAATCCTTTGTCTGTATTTCCGGAGGACTGCCCCACTGAGTAGGATAAGGCTTACCACTGGGGCTATAGTATACTGTCGGTTCACACATAAGACAGCAACAGCCAGTTAAATACAAAACTGCAAACATTAAACTTAATTTTCTTACCATATCTTTAATTTCTTTTATTATTTATAATATTTATCCATCAAGCAAGGCGATTAGTTTTTTCCAGCTTTCTTGCTCGTTAGCATCTGTATACAACGTGTGGTCTGGTTCTCCAGATTCAAAGCCTTCTACGTGATACTCTTTTCTCAAATCTCTATTTGACTTTAGCAAAACCTCAATTACGTCACCTTTATTATCCTCTTTAAGTTCGTCTCTAAACTGCTTGTAAGGATTAACTAGGGTCATTACTATATGGGTTTCCTTATTTACTGGGTGGCTTTTCCAGCCGCTTACCGCATCAACATAAATTGCTTTCCAGTCTCCGTCTCTTCCTTTTTGATTTAGATAAGTCGCCACCGCATTTGCTGCTCTAATGTTCTTTTTGCGGCCACCAAAGCCATAGTTTTTGTTCTTGAACATTCCCCTGAACTCATCACCATCAATGATAAACGGGGTATCGAGATGATCTGCCAACATTTTACCTAGAGTGGTTTTACCCGAGGCTGGTTGTCCATATAGTAAATAAATCAATAGTGACCCCCTTCGTAAGTACCTTTCGACAGCTTATCTAAATTATTTTTCTTTTTATCAAAACTATGCCACCACTTTGGTATTTCTTTAAATAAAAAATAAACTGCTACACCCCAAGAACACGCAGTCATATAAAGCGCGCACCACTTAATGATAACTATTTCTTTCAGTATTTTTTCTTCCCACATATATTTATTCTCCTAAAGGATTTAGTAGGCTTGCTGATAATTCGTTCACTTCTAATACCCTGCCTTCTTTATCTGTTTTGAAGCGAAAGGCAATCTTCTCGTCTCCGGTGGTTTCGAACATTCTCTCTTTTACAACTATTTCTTTAAAGGGTTTTATTTTAATTAATTTAATTGTACCTTTCGTGGGTAACTCGTCTCTCTTTGCGTATACGTGTACGGTAACAATGTTTTCTCCCTCGGTCACTCCCCTAAAAGAAACTACTTCCTCATTAAAATTTACCACCGTACCCTCGACCCCTTCTTCAAGACTATTATTTCGCCTCCTTCCTAAAGCGTCATGATCAAGACTAATCAGACTACCTTGCCCGCCTTCTCTATTATTAAAACTTACCGTATGTCCTGACGCAGCTTGTACGTAAAGATCTAAATCATCTTCACTGTTACCGTCCCACGTTAATACAACTTCATACAACACGTTAGGGGGACGCATCTTTGTCTTCTCTTCTTCTGTCTTAAGCAAAAAGAGAATAGCCACCAACATTAACAAGCAGCAAAACAACGTGTCAATAAATGGTCTAAACGAAAAAAATCTTCTAATTGTCATCTTCTAACTTAAATTTCAAAATCATGAGTTGCACTTGTAATGGCAAGCTAAAAACAATACCGCATATAGTTGTGTAAAAAGCTGTGTTTAACCCCGTCTTTAGGCCTGACACTATTTCAGCAACCTGAGCCTCCTCCGTAAGATTCGTTGACGTAGCCAAGCATAACCCGAAAACTGTCCCTAACAGTCCAAGGGAAAAAAAGTGTTCCGCAGCAAACCAGCCTATATCCGAACGCTTAAGTAGCTTGGCTCTGTCGTCAATACCTCCTATACTGTTTGAAGTCTTGTCTGCTAAATAACATAATTTCCCTACTAAACCAGAGACAATAACGTACAAAAGCATTATCACAATAGTTAAATAAGAAACATCGTTCTTAATCATTGTTGTTATCGCTCCCTGAGTTTCGGCAAGTATTACGGTAGTAACCACCACCGCGTTAAACAAAAACCACTTCAAGAATGTTGTCATGTTCTTCATATGATATTAAATAATTTTAACAAAATAACCACCTGTAATGTTAAGGTACAGAAAGCTAAAAAAGTCCTCATAAACTCCATTAAATGATTGTATCTGTCTAGTTTAAATTCAGCTTTTTTTACCCATTTTGGTGTGTTTTCATATTTGTCTCCGCTTCCCATCTTAATATGATAAAGAGTTTTTCCTAAAAGTCAAGCCATCTAATGTAACCATAAACGTTGATTATTACTAGAGCAAAAGACATAACTGCGGTAGGGTATGCCTGCTTATTTAAACAATAAATTCCAATTAGGGTGTTCCCCAAAATCCAAACAAGCCAAGAGCTTGGGTTCATATTAGCATTAAGAAAATAACCAATAAGTACAAGTACGGCTCCTACCCATCCAAGAATATGAGTTTTAAAATACTTATTCATAAAAGCCTTTTGCTTTCCGTGCTGCTAAAACACTTCTTTTCTAACCCATAACAATGTTTAATTATTTCATAACTTATTTGTAAGTCTCTTCTTATTTCGGAAATCCTTAAATTAAGTAGTTTATGGAAATCTACGGTTGACAGATCTACATCACATTTCGAACCAGCTACGATCCCTAAATTAAAGATGAATCTTTCTTCTTCTCCAAAACTATACCCCTTCGGATACAGGTGCTTTGCGCAAAACATAAACAAGTTTCTTCTCCAGCGAGCCATTTGCTTGCCACTGCCCATCGTGTACCCAATTACGAAAGCCTCATCTTTAGGCAACAAACCTCTCCCAAGTAATGCGTGGATGCAGTCGTGCGTAAATAAATCAACAGCACCAGTAAACAATTTCGACGTAAAATACTTTGGATTTTCGACAACTTTAATTATCAATGGCACATCTTCTTGATGTAACTTAAATGGCTCCATTTCTTTTAGAAAGGTACTGAGTTTTTTGTCCCCTTTTGGAGTCCATGATTCCGCCATAGCTTGAACCCTGTCCTTTTCAGACCGTTCGAAAACCTTATGTTCGTAAGGAGTCATTTAACGAAGGGTTTTTTTATTAATTCCCAAACGCCTACCGCTACGGCATGAACAAAGTAAGCCGCACCCATAGCGCCAACCAAAATTAAATACCACGCTCTCTTCCAAAAACTATGGTCTTCAGCCATTCTCTACCTTGTTCCAATCGGTTTTATGAGACGGGTCTTCCCATTGGATTTGGCTGCCCGTGTCTCCATTAAACCAATAATGAGCGACTTGTATTTCTGCTCCACCATCATCAGACTGACGATAGACATCGTAAATGGAATCTATAATGTTAGCGTCATCTTTAGTCCTAACGTGCATATCAACGAAATCAGTAGCATCATCAAAGGTTTGAAAATGTAAAATTCCATCGTACATGAAACCAAGATAACCGTTCTGAGGGCAGTCTTCCTCAAACGTCATGTACTCCCTTTCGGGAGCGAAAGACCCTCTGATGTTTTTGCTAAATACCCACTCTCCCTGTTCACGCTCATAACAATAGACCACGTAATCCCAACGTAATAATTGAGGAGGGGGAGTCGATCCTGTTAACGTTGACTCTTCTTCTCCCAAAGAAGTGAATGACCCCGCTGCGGTTATTGCACCCGTGGTTTTTATGAAGTCTCTTCTATTCATCACGTTTCCTTATAAAGTGTCTAATTCCTAAAGCTATTACAGTAAAAACGGCAAGCCACCAGACTAAATAGCCTATATTTAATTTACGATTTTTGTTTGTTTGTGAAGAAGGTATAACTTCTCCGTCAGAATTTACTTTGACGACTTTCCCGTCAACTACTTTTTGTTGAGGTTCCTCTTTTTTATCTACGATTCCCAAGCTTTCACCCACAGCGACAGGAACACCGACAATCGCTTTTGGAATTTCCCAAGTAGCCTCTAAAACCCTACAAGCTGTAAATAGTAATCCACAAGCAGCTAATATTAATAAATATTTATTTACTCCTTTCATTATACTTTTGCCTCTTTAGTTCTATTCTATCCGATACAGCTTGGAAATCAAAATGTTTTCTTAAGTTTTCAAGCCTAAACAAAACGTCCCCTATTTCTTCAATAATGTGATTATTAAGGTCTTTATGGGGTTTATTAAGTTGCTGAATAAGAACTGTCGCCAACTCGCTACATTCTTCGGCAGCCTTCCTTAAGTCTCTCTCTCGTTGATTCATTAGTCTCCCGTTATTAGCCTGTTTATCCTAAAAATATGAAATTTAGCTTTTATATTCTTCTCTATTTCTTCTGCTAAAATCTCACGACAAGCTTGTGAGCCTATGTTCGCTTGAGAAAAATTCTTTTCCGCCAGCGTTTCTTCGATTATTTTTTTGAATTCATCCTTCATCGTAATCTATTAAATTTTCTCCTTCCACGGCATATTTTATTAAATCATTAATCCATTCGTTAAATGAATCTTGGTCAAATTCGTCATCACCTGTTTCCGATCTATAAACCTCAAATAACTCTTGGTCTACTTCAAAAAGAAGCTCTAACGTATCATCATCGTGAGGCAATTGCCTTATTAGTTCTAGTTTCATAAAAATTACATTATTTGTTTGAAATATTTTTTTACTACGCCTACCCCTATATTTTCATAAATTTTTGGAGGAAAGACTATGTAGTCATCTTTGTTATTGTCTAAAGAATCCGCTGGACGAACTAAACATCTTGTAAGGTCTTTCGTTATTCCTTGTTTCTTATCTTGGAGATAATCACTCGTTAAGAAGTGTTTTTCAAGGCACCTTGTTGCTGCTTCGAAACAGGCTTCCTCGTGACTTTCAAATATGCTTCTATCAACGGTCACTCTTTCGTTCCAACTTCCACAAGTTACTATGTAGTCCTCATTCATGATAAGTAGTTGTAATAAGACAGGTCTTTGTCGATAAAAACAAAATCATCGTCGTCATTAAATAAGCCCTCAATAAAAAGCCCGTCTGCGTCATAACGAGATGAGTCAAACTTTCTGCCTTTTATTTTTTCTAAATTGAAAATAACCTGAGCAGTATCTACGAAACAAAGCTTCATATTTTCCGGTTTAGCTTCCAAAGGAACATGGACAACTGGACTAAACCTTGGTTCACCATTCCTTAAAACTTGATTTACGGCTATAGCTGTTGAATTACGTTTTAGCTCAACTCCTACTTCCCAAAATTTTTCGTGAAGGATATTGTCGTCATCAACATTATAATACCATCCAGATTCATTACGTTCCTCTAGTATTTCTAATACCATATTACGGTGCTGATGCCCCGCTTCCCCCTTCTTATCGTTAAAAAGAAACGTTGGATTCAACGCCGAAAATCTACCATCTGAAATAGATAAACATCCTTGATTTACTTTATTTAAACTAAGGCTGTTCATATCAAAAACAACCCACCACCTAACTGCGAGAACCCCTAAAGTGCCACCCATTTCTCCATGCCAGCCATGATTTACGAAACCGCGAATTATAGAGCGAGCTATGCGAGGTAAGTTTTCTGGACGAGAACACGGTGTAACTATATTAAGTTTAGGTGGATTTTTCGATTTCTCAGAAGGAAGATGCGTCATGCGAGATAATGCTTTCATTAGTCTTAAAGAAAGTATATGAATTTTTTTTATTTTTTCAAGAAAAAAAGACGGTGCAGTTAATCCGTTAAGAAGCTACACCGCCCTTAGGTTGAAAAAGAGAGGGTCACGGCGTAAGGCTATCTATGAAGAATCTATATTAATCACCTATCGCTATCCGCTCAGTTTCAAAATTAATGGGTGGGAGGAATCTCATTTACCTCCATCGTTTCGGGGTCACAGCTTGAGTTTCGTGAGAAACCCTACTTTGAACCAGCCCTTGTAAGCCCCCAGAGACGGTGATCTCCTGCCTACAAGCCCTGTACCTTAACTGCCGCGACAGCAGTTTATTCAGTCACACCCTTTGCTGGTGATCAACCAGCAAAATTATTTTAAAGAACAAAAATTTTAGAATCTTCTACGAAGACTCTGGGGTGATATTGATCAATATCTTTCCCATCTTTTAAATTTACAAGTTTTGGAGTCTTCCCCTTCTGTCTTTTAACCCTCACTTGGTGCTTCCACTTTGGGCGAGGGGTTTTCTTTTCTTCTAAAGAGCGAATATCGTCTAAGTCTACTTTTCCAGTAAGTGTTTGCTTGGTAACGGAAACTTCTCCCATGTGTAAAGCGTGGGTACGTTTAAGTACTGCTGGCTTATCGGCATAACGGGCATTCTCTTTCCTGCCCTTAACTTCCAAGCACTTCTTTTTCGGATTGTAAATTACTACTACTTGCATCTTATTAGCTTATTGCTATAACGCCATCATACCTGAATGAACGCCATTGATTGTCTCTATTTAAACATTTAGCTTTAAAACCTTTATCATTCAGCTTTTCCTCCTTATTGCCGAATGTCTCTGCTGGATCTGGATCTTCGATTTGGTACAAGTGTTTTTCGCCTTTGAGGTTCTGGTAGATCATCGTCTTCATACTTAATAATATACCAGCTTTTTATTTTTTGTCAATAGGTTTTTTTAAATTTTTTTATACCTATTTTCTTGAAGCAGTCATCACAATCTTCGTGAGCTTGATACCCTTGAAGCTTTCTCTTGCCGCCGAATATTTTTTTATAATTATTGTCGTACTTCTTTTTATCGACGGGCCTTGGTTTGTCTCCTTTTCCTGCGCTCATTAGTATGTTTTCTTGAATCTCTTAAATGTCCCCGAAGCAGCTCCCTTCTTTTCCTCTCCAAAGATCTCCTTGTAACCTTCGTCAAATTTTTCTTTATTTATTTTACAATGGTTTCCGTGATCAGAAGTCCAATCATTTTCGTACTGAGCCTTTGCATGATCTTTGAAGTATGACCGCTTTTTTACGTGTACATTTTCTCCACCCCTGTCTTCCGTCCATGCGTAAGTTACTTCGTTATTGGTCTCTCCGACCTTTACTGCTTCGCTTTTTTGGGTTCCTGTTCTTTTATCGTAATGCGCCGTGCGCGGTGGTAGGGCTGCTTGATCTGCATTCATGGCTGCTGCGTGACCGCTTCCGCCAAAATTTGGATCATGAGTGCGCTTCACGGCCTTCATGTGATCTAATCGTCGTCGTTGATCTTTATTAAGAGCCTTGGGGTTCACAGCGTTAAGCGCAGCATTGGTAGCTGATTGCTGCGTCTTTTTCTTATTTTTATTTTTTTTCTTACGAGGCATATTTATTTATGTTATTGTTTTCTTTTTCCATCCAATCGCTTAGTCTTACTGTTGGGGAAAAGAATAGAAATTTACGAATTTTTGATATATCCGCTAAGGTTTCCCTAGCTTCTCCTTTCCTTTCTGGAAGAAAGGAGGCTTCCCCCCCAATCATTTCAGAAATTTGCAGCACGGATGTGCTTTCTCCAGATCCTACATTGAATACTTCTCCAAAAATTTTTTCGTTAGAAGATGTCGCGGCTAACATATTTGCTTCTACTACGTCTTTAACGTAAGTAAAGTCTCTTGTCTGCAAACCATCTCCGACAATAGTCATCGGTACGCCAGACGCTTTTTGCCTATAAAAAAGACCAACAACCGGAGCGTAATCCCCCTTAAGAGGTTGTCTTTCTCCAAAAACATTAAAATATCTAAAAATTACTGTCTTGAGACCGTAAAGATCGTGATACATTTTGCACAAATCTTCTGCGGCAGACTTGCTGACCGAATATGGGTTAAGACAATCTCTCGGCATATCTTCATTAAGGGGGCAAGAATTTTTTAGACCGTAAATGGAAGACGTAGAAGAAAACATCACTCTACTAACTTCGTATTTTCTAGAAAGCTCAAGAATATTACAGGTTCCCTGAAAATTTACCTCACAAGTTTCTATGGGATTTTTTATGGCGCGTTGGATTCTAGCTTTTGCAGCAAGATGAAATACTGCATCAGGGTTAAAGCTTGAAAATATGCCCTCAAGTTGGGCTTTATTTAGAATATTTGTCTTATGATACGTCGCTGACCCCGGAAATTGAGTCTCGTTATAATAAAAAGCCTCATTTTCTGAAGCAGAGAGGTCGTCTACGATCTCAACCTGCACGCCCTGCCTTACTAAGCGATCAACTAAATGGCTACCTATAAAGCCACATCCTCCTGTTACTAAAGCCTTGTTCATTGTGTAATAATATACTATATGAATTTAATCGTTGTTTCTAGTTTATCTTGCAATGAAGGCTTATATTTTAGGCATATTACCATGATAGCAAAAAAAGAGCTAGATTATGACGTTATTTTAGAGTCTCAAAAAGAAGATATAGACTACTATTTTAATTTATTAAAAAGAAAAGGCTGGTTTGACTTCGTTGACGATTTTGTTCAGCCTGAATGGAATATAGATGGCGTAAGAATTGATAGAGAATTAAATTATCCAAAAACAATACAAGTCAACAGTATAACTTGTGAAAATACATTAAATATATTAGGTCAAATCAAAAATTTTAAAGAAATGTAAAAGTTATGATAGATCATAAAAATAAATTTATTTTTGTGCACATTCCTAAAACCGGTGGCACAAGCATAGAAAATTCTCTACGATCCCCCATAAACGGGGTCAGTATCTCCGCCAAACATTGGACGCTTAAAGATTACGTACTTAATAATACTTTTTGTAGTGATTATTTCACATTTTCGTTTGTAAGGAATCCATGGGATATGACTGTATCAATGTACTATTACTTGTGGAAATCGAACGGCTCTTGGCCAACTGTTTGGAGAAAGAAAAATCAACACTTTTCAAAATTAAGTTTTTCTGAATGGTTAAAGGATGAAACCTTTAAGACTCCCGTTATTAGATCTACCAATGTCACCGCAAGGGGAGGTCAAGATGGTAATTTATTAGATTGGGTAGAGCATAATCATCACAAAGTAAATTTCATAGGGAGATTCGAAAACCTCCAAGATGACTTCAACATCGTCTGTGATAAAATTGGAATTCCCCGACAGCAACTTCCACACATAAATAAAACAAAACACAAACACTATACCGAATATTACGATAAAGAAACAAAGCAAATCGTTGCGGAAAAATACGCAAAAGACATTGAGTATTTCGGTTATGAATTTGGAAAATGAGATACCCCTTAACAAAGATAAAAGAAAATGATATATGTGCTGAAATAGGAGTATGGAAAGGTTCTTTTTCTTCGAAAATACTAAAACGAAAACCATCAAAACTCCATCTTATAGATCCGTGGAAACATCAAAACTATAAAAAAATGTGGTATTCTATCGAGCAAGAAAAAATGGATAAAATTTATCACTCCGTACAAAAAAGATTTGCGGATGATAATCGCGTAGAGCTGCACAGAAGCTTTTCTACTGAAGTTGAATTTCCTAAAGAGTATTTTGATTGGGTTTATATCGACGGCGATCATACGTATCCAATGGTTTTAAAAGATTTAGATTTTTATTATCCTCTCGTAAAAAAAGGTGGCTTCTTGTGTGGTGATGACTATGGGTGGACTAGTGTCGACTGCCCCTTTGGTCCAAAGCGTGCCGTCAATGAATTTGTAAAGGTTCATAACGCTAAAATTGAAATTATTAAAAATCAATTTGTTATTTTTTGTTAGAGAATAAATTATAAAAAAACTACAATAAATACATAAATGATACCTAAAATATTCCATCACGTTTGGATCGGACCGAAACCGATGCCGAAAGAAGAAATCGAATTCAGGGAATCTTTCAGGAAAATTCACCCAGACTGGAAATTCATGCTTTGGGATAATGATTCATTACCTGAATTAGATATGCCAGAAAACTGCTTGGAAGCTTTTAACGAATCAAATGGTAAAAACCAACCCACTGACCCCCCTTGTTACGCGTGTCAAGCTGATGTCGTTAGGGCTGTCGCCGTACTCAAATATGGAGGCATATATGTCGATACAGACATCGAGTGCTATAAACGAATAGATGATTTGCTGACAGAAGAAACAAAGTTCATAGGTATTCAGCCTCATAAAGGCAATTGGATTACTAACGCTTTTTTTGGGGCATCCAAGGGCTTTGAGCTAATGAAAAACTTGGTGGAAGATATTAGACCAAAGCCGCCCGCTCACCTTGGTCCAATGTTTTTAACTAATCATCTTTATATATTTCTCAAAAAAGGAGTTAACTCACCTCCAGCACACAGAATAAGTGTTCAAGATTTAAATACAAAAGAAATAAAAATCCTAAGCCACACTGCTTGGGGATTAGAGCATAAGAATACTTACATGAGACACTATTTTAAAGCCTCTTGGATTAAAAAAAATCAAGACAATAATGTGTAGTTAAACGTTTCAAAGTCTTTTTCGTAAAGATCGCTTACTCTCTGAGTGATTTCTTCTGTTTTGTAGTATTTATTAAAAACTCTTTTAGAACTTTTGACGTGTTTTTCTGAGTCAAAATCAGTCTTAATCTTTAAATTATGTTTCTTATTTAAAGCTTGGACATCGAGAGAAAAGTTTTCAAATTTAATTATTTCAAAATCAGGTTGAAGTTGAGGAGGCGTTACGGAAATATATTTCCACTGAGGCATATAGAAGTACCCGTTGATTCCCCCTGTCTCTAAATGGGTTAGAAAGCCTTCAAAGCTTTTCCATTTTGTCTCTCCTCCGAAATATTTAAACAGTGACACCGTCCTGCTATAAGGATTTCTTGATATAGTAACCTTTATTAAATTATTTTCTGGAGAAATAAAATCATGCTTTATCAACTGGGAATAAGATGCGTGTTGAAGCATTATTCTTGTTTTAACATCCCAGCCCATTATTTGCTCGTAACAAGCACCCCATTCTCGTGATCCACATCTAGGCGCTTTATTATGTCCTTTAAATCCTAAGGATTTCTCAAAATAAGTCCCCGCTGTTCTGGGGATGTGAATATAAAGCAAATTCCCCTTCTTCATGATCTCATCCATTCGCGTGCGTAAGCTATTCCTTTTAAAAAGAATAGGAGAACTGAAGTGACTAACCCAAGGAATTTAAAAATCAACCATTTTATAGCATAAGAAATTTTATAACTTAATTTATTTGCCTCTTTTGTTTTTTCTTTAAAGGTGTTGTAGATCTCTTGAGTCATCTTCTTTCTCTTCTCGTTACTTCTTTTGTTCCATTCGCTTAAATTAAGTTCCTTTAGTTCTCCTTTGAAAAACAAAGCTATAAAAGATATTGAATAGTCGTATTCATTACCAAGCACTTCTGTTCCGAAATGTATTTCCCCCGTAAAATCTAGCTTTTCTACACCCATATCCTTCTCTTTTGTATCCACCACACCTTTCTCGTTTTTTATGAACTCTAACTCTACTTCATTCTTGTAAAACTGGCCATCTTCACTGATTGTATAGTTAGAAATGCCATAATAATCTGAAACACTGTCAAAGAAGGAGGATGTGTAGAACATTATCTCGTCCCACTTCGTATCTTTAAAATCCTCCCGTTCGTCTTCCGAAAAAGTATCGAAAGGTACCGGTAGGGGATGTTCACACACTAAGCTACTTATTAATCCCATATTCTGTTTTCTTTTTATGTTTTTTAATTAGTCCTTGAGCTTTTTTACGAGCATAGAAAAGCCTAGACATAACTGTTCCTATTGAGCATTTTTCTATTTTAGATATTTCTTCGTAAGACAACTCTTCTACCGCAAAATAATGCAACACGTTTTTGTGAGATTCAGATAACGCCTCCATAATCTCATCCAAGAAAAATTTCAAGTCTTCATTCTTAAATTTCCTTAGAGGATCAAACTCTACCATGGCTTTTGTTAATTTCTCTTTTCCATCTCCAAACTCTAAAGACTCTTCATTCTTTCTTTGCATTTTTCTGTAATTATCTATAAAAAGATTTCTAGCTATTGCACACGCCCAAGTTTTGAATGCAGAATCACCTTTAAAATTCTTTATGTTATTCCAGCATTTTATTAGGGTAATTTGAAGAAGCTCCTCCGCTAAAAATTCGTCCCTTGTTTTTTGTAAAAGCCAAGTAAAAACATATTCTGAGTCACGGAGGATTATTTCCCCAAAAGCTCTTGAATCGCCAAGTTTAGACTTTTTTATCAAATCTTTGTCACTTAAAGCGCTATATTCCATAGACAATAGGTATCCCTTTTTGCTTTGAAAAGCAAGCTTTGTTATTTGTGGAACACAAGGTTAACGGTGTGGTCTACTAACTCCATTTCTAGCTTCATTTCTTTAAGAACCCCCATGTGAGCAGCTACCTCTTTATAAAGACAGTCATGACAATAAATTTTAAGCCTCTTGCTGGGGATTTTCATCTTAAAAAAAGCCAACTTCTCGTTGTTGTAAAGAATAGAATAGTTTCTGGCTGTATAGGACAAACCACAGGCAGAGCAAGTCACTCTGGTCTTTCTAGTCTCTGAGTCTATTATCTTGGCTTTGAGCATTCTCTTCTTGTAAAGATTCTTTTAGTAATTTTAGATGATAAACCATCCAACTTTCACCAACTGTACGGCTAGCTTTATTTTTAATGTTGTTTTGTTTATGTTTTAAATCCGTCAGTTCTGCTGCTTCAATAATCTGATCGAGCAGCTTTATTGACCTCTTCATGTATTTATGATAAAAAAATAGTTTTTTAAAGTCTAAAAAAAACCGTGGCCCGAAGGCCACGGTATTTTAACTGAATTAAGGTATAAACTATTTTAATTAATGTCTATATTTCTTGGCTTAACAGCTTCAGACTTACCGACTATCACAGTTAGTAATCCATCCTCGTGTTTAGCTGATAAATTAGACGAATCACCCCCCTCTGGAACTTCAAAAGAATAAGAGAGCGTAGAATCGTTTTTCTTGGCTAAGATGGCGACCAATCCGTCTGAAACAGAAGCCTTGATGTCCTCCTTCTTAAATCCAGCTAAAGGAATATAATACTCAAATGAATTCTCTTTTTCGCTGCTTTTAACGTGGTTATCTCTTCTCCAATAAGAATAATCTTCCTCAAAGAAAGCTCTATCCCAGTTTGTTAAAAAGTTGTCATATAGTGAATTTGTCAATGATAATGTTCTCATAATAACTTTATTAAGCAAAAACCATGCCAAAAAAAACCCCCCATTTTTCGGGGGGTTTAGCTATTTTGCTTTGGATTGTGTGTCTCAGTGTCACAGTCGTTCACACCGAAATTCTGTGTCATTATTGCTCTTCGGGTGGTTCAGGAGGGCCTTCGTAAGTTTCTGCGCTATAGTCTTCTGGAACTTTATTCGCTCGCTCTGAAATAAAGTCTTTAACGTAGTTAGACCAAAATTCTGCTTTTTCTGCGTCTTCATTATCCCCAAACTCTTCAACAATAAAATCGTTCATCTCTAAAACCGTCTCCTTACTTACTTTAACTGAAATTGGGGTTTCTTTCTTCCAAACAGAGATAGTAATTCCGTCGTCTTCTGATTCTAGTAAGACGCCTTTTTTTGAATTAGTAGAAGTAAAAAGTTTTTTCTTCATTTTAATGATGCTGAATAACATTAAAAAGATTTCTTTTTTCGTATTCGCCTTTGCGATAAAGGTAATCTATTTTATTGCTAATCTCAGTGAGTCTGTCAATAACTTCTGTTTCGCTTATTAAGCCTTTCTCGAATTCTGTATTGATTTCCTCAACCTCAATTTCTGTCTTGAGGCTTTCTTCCTTCCACCAATCAATGCTTTCTTTAAGCAATCTAAGATGGTTGTTGAGTTCTCTTTTCATTTTATAACTATCTCTAAGTTCTTGTCTTTATTTATTTTTTTAAGGTATTTTTCAGCCCTTTTTTTCCCTTCTTCCGTCTTGGGAAACGCTCCATGAAGCATCTTAGAATTTTTGTCTACGATCCTGTAACATTTTTCGCTTTTCCTCATGTGTGTTAGTCTTTATTTATATTAGTCTTCGATTCTCAGAATTTCTACAGGAAATTCATCTTTTTTTATAAAACCTTCTTGGTACAGATACTGAGCAATTACTTGAGCCTCGTGATCACTGACTTCCTTGTCTACCTCCTCGTAAATGATAAGCTTATACTTAGTAAGCCTCACTTTTAGACCATTCATTACTAGCTCCCTCACGTATATACTTACACTTATAAAAAAAAATACCCCCCAACTTACTTGAGGGGTGATAACGTTTTTTGTCTGACAATAATACGTTTATTATGGGATAATTAACTTTGCGCGAACTTCGTCAACTAAGCCTAGTGAAATAGATTCATCTGCGTCAATCCACCAATCTTTACGATCCCAGTTTCTTTTAATTTTCAACTTTGTAAGTTTGGACCTCTTAGTAAAGATATCTAGGATACGATCCTCTATTCTTTTAACAAGCTTTACCTCGTCTTCAACTTCATAAGTTTTACCAATCGCACCAAAGGCAGCTCTATGAATCATTAACCAACTCTGATGCCCAATCCACCGATGGTCTCCTGCTTGTAAAAGAATTCCCGCCATGGAGGCAGCCATTCCTAGTGAGCCCGTAGTAACGACGTGTCCGTTTGCTCTAAGCTCTTGTATGAAATCGAATAATTCAAAACCGTCAATTATGCTCCCTCCCGGTGAAGAAAAAACAATTTCGATTGGGCATTTCGGATCAAGCCTAGACCACTCGGTAAGTTTACCCATGCATTTTCTTACAGAAGCTTCGCTTACTGAACCGGAGAATCTGTAAAGGTGATTCTCTTCATCTAAGGCTAACTCTTTACTTCTTGCTCTCACGACCTTCTCATAATCAATCTGAGCTTTATGAGCATCGTATTCGGCTTTGGAGGCTTCAGCTTCGGTTTTCCTAGCTTCCGCTTCGGTCTTTCGGGTTTCCGCTAATTTAAGCGCTACTTCTGCAGAAATTTCTTCGGGTGTTCTTTTCTCTGTTTCTTCGGCCATTTTAAGGTTCCTCCTAAATATTATTACACTTAATAAAAAAACGTAGCCCCTAAATAGAGGCTACGTCATTGTAATTAGGATACTTTTTCCTTTCTTTATGGACTTTTTTGCCTTATTCCCTTGGGTAAAGGGGAAATTTCACCCCTTTCTGTTAAAATTAAGCTCGGATGTAGGCAGTTAGGTCCACATTTGTGTCCCGGATACGTTAGGATTCTAAGCATAAAGGGGAACATTTTCTTTGTGGCTTCTTTTTCTTCGTCAGCCGCTTCTTCCTTTTCTCTTGGGGTTGTTTCTACTGGGATTTTTTTTATCTCATCTTCTGCTGGCATTTTTACATTTCTGTCTAGAGCCCACATGATTTTATGTTTTTCGCAATAGTCAACCATTCTGCGTACTGGTACGATAAGATTAAACCCTTCCCCCGCTCCTCTAACGAGCATTCCTACGTATTTTGGATTTGGTCCGCTTTTCAGGTAGACTCCACCTCCAGAACTTCCCGGAAAAGCGGTACAAGTTGTCTGATCAAAAACGTGCTTATTAAGGTGCTTTAAAATTCTACCATGCTGAGAATAAATTCCGTCTGTCATGCTATTCGCGCCCATTTGGCCCAACAGAGAACCAACATGAAGTAAGTCTGTTCCTAGTGGTGGAATTTTTTCTTCTAAATAAAAAGTTACGCTGTCTGTTACAAAATTAAGTTTACGAACGCGTAATAAAGCAAGATCGTGACCCTTTTCACTCTCAGAATACTTCAGCACTTCCGCATCCATCTGGAGTCTTCCGACAGTTCTTCCGTCTTGCCTAATTTCTTTAATGACTACTGGGTCTTTGAATTCCACCAAGGTTTTTGGGGTACCATTAACTAGTACTTTCCTTTCGGAACGGAGGTTGTCTATGACGTGGGCAGCGGTCCAAATAAAATTTACTTGATCCCCATTAGAGTCCTTCCTAGTGAAGATTACCCCCGAGCCCTCGCCCGCGCTAAATGCGCCTTCTGCTCTAATTGTTACAGATACGTTTTGAAGATGGTCAGCCACGCTCTGTCTCATTCCGGCGGCGTAAGAGCTGCCTCCGACGAGAATAAATGCTATGAATAAAAAAGCTTTAATATTTTTCATACCGTAATTATTTTACGCAGGGTACAAGAAAATAACTAAAAAAAATTACCTCCAAATAAACGGGTTCTTAGCTCTTTTTCTCCTCATATATTCTCTTTTCTGCTTCCTTCTTCTTTCTGGATCTCTTTCGTCATAGGCTTTTCTTGCGTTTTTAAGGGTTTCTTTACCCTTCTCTGTTTTAAAGTACTTTTTTTGTTTATTGTTCTTCATAGTATATCGTCCACCTTAGGGGTTTTTTTTCGTTCGGTTTAAAATTAGTTTTTTTATTTTAGAAAAAAAAATATACAAATAAAAAATTATTTTACCCACCACGCACATCTGGGACACTGAAATTTAGTTTCCACGAAATAGCACCCACACTTAGGGCATTTTTTAACCTTCAAGCTCATCCTTAAAGTCTTTAAGTTTTACAAACTCATGCTCTACAATTTTTGTTAGGTATACCACAACCTTCGTATTATAAAGTGTTCGGTATTTCTCCGCGTCTTCTTTGTTCCTTAGATAAGCTAGAGTTTGCCAATGCAGATTATTCAATTGCTGTTTGACTTCGTAAAATTTCATATCTATCATTACACTTATTTGGTAGCGAAGGAGGGACTCGAACCCTCACGGCTGTTGATGGCCGACGGATTTTAAGTCCGTTGTGTCTACCAATTCCACCACTTCGCCAAATTTGGAGCCAGAGACCGGATTCGAACCGATAACCGGCGGTTTACAAAACCGCTGCTCTACCGTTAAAGCTACTCTGGCCCTCGAATGACCATTTAATGGTCGGGACGGCAAGATTCGAACTTGCGACATCCTGCTCCCAAAGCAGGCGCGCTACCAGACTGCGCTACGCCCCGTTAATGTAAACTATAGCTATTTTTCTTGAAAAAACAATAATAAAAAATTTTGTATTTTTTTGTATTGGCGCTATTATTTATTAGATATTAGTTTCTTCCATTGCTGATATCTACACTGGGTGAAAACTAAATGCGACCCATTCGCGGGAACGCAGCCCAACAGTGCATGGGGTTGTACCAAAATTCCGGTACGTAAAGCACTTTAAAAAATCCCCCACAAATTTTATGACATTTAATCAAATAAAAAAAAGGAAGGGTGCAAAGTTTAAAGACTTAGCTCCAGATATTTGTAGACAAAGAATGGTCATAGAAGGAACGCTTCATGAGGCTTTCACTCCTGAAGATCAAAAAAGGTTCTGCAAAGAGATTTCAACCCTGCTAAAAATGACACCCGTGGCAGAACCTACTGTAAATAACGCAGAAGAATATGGGTGGTGTTGTTACATGCATTGGACGGAGTCTGGTATGCATATTTACAGTTGGGATAACAGGGATCCAAAGTTTTTTTCAATAGATATCTATACTTGTAAAAGTTTTTCCCCGGTAGAAGCTGTTTGCTTCGTGGACGACTTTTTCGGAGAGAACTTAATTGAAGTAAGTTGGAAGGAATAAGAAGGTCTTACGTAACCGCTCTCCCTTTATTCATTTTCCAATCTTGTTCTTTTCTGTCTACTTGAGTGTTTCTAGATTTCGCTGCCTCAATTATATAAGATTCGATTCCTACTTGCTCTAACTGATAATTTAAAGAGGAGATGTCTTTAGGAAAACAGGTTCCCCCAAATCCTCTTTTACCGTCTGGCCCCGGAACCTGAGTGTGACTTTGCCCAATCCTTGGGTCTAATCCCGTTAGTTCTGCTACTGTATTGTAGTCCACTTCCTCTTTGTCACAAAAATCAAATATCTCATTAAAGTAAGAGACTTTCGTCGCTAAAAAAGAATTGCGAGCTAATTTAGCTAGCTCGGCCTCTTTTGTAGAGCAAAAGAAGATGTCGTCGTTTTCTATAGCGCCAGATCCTTTAGCTAAAGATATTAGTTCTATAAATCTAGACTTCACAGAAGTGCTGTAAATGCTATCTACTCCAAACACCCAAGCGTTATTCTTTTTAAAATCTTCCACCCAATTGGATTCAGTTAGGAACTCTGGCATAAAGTTAACACCAAGAGATTCACAAAAACCAACAGGAACCGTCGACCTAACCACTATATTTTCATCCCTCACTCCCGCTATATTTAGCTCATAAATACATTTTTCAACAATGACAGTATGGCAGCTACCGTCTTTGTTCATTGGGGTTGGTACGCAAACAAAAACAAAATCACAATCAAACAATCTCTGTGGGGAGGTGTCAGCAGGGTCGCACCTGTTTGGGTCTTTATCATATACTACGACATCGATATCATCGCATTTAAAAAGCGATGTAGCGTTTCCTACAAACCCGTTCCCTACTACCCCTATTTTCATTTAAAAAAAGCTCCCCCCGCTAGGGGGGAAGCCATGTCTTATTACTATTTATCCAGTGTGTTAACTTCCTGAGGAGGATCCACCACCTCTGTCGAGGCAGCAGTTGTTGCTGGAGTAGTCGTTATTTGAGGACTTCCAGCGGTCTGTGAGGTAGCTGGAACAGTCGTCGTTCTTTCGTTCTGTTCTTGTTGTAGCTTCATCATCCCAGTCATAACATAACCAGTAAGGCAAAAATTTAACGCCAAAAGAATGACGCAAATACGTGCATACGTGGTACTTACTTGGGTGAGAGAACTATTCTGTTCACATGTTGTTTGTGTATTATCTTTCATGGTTTATAATGAGCTTTCATTCTAGCTTTTATTTATTTTTTGTCAACAAAAAATTAGAGTATATCGTCCACCTTAGAGGAGTTTTCTCGTTCGGTTCCAAAAACGTTTTTTTAAAAAATGGTAGGGAAGGCGGGACTCGAACCCACGACCCTCTGTTTAGAAGACAGATGCTCTATCCAACTGAGCTACTCCCCCAGAAAAATGGAGCGGGTGGCGAGAATCGAACTCGCGTCATTAGCTTGGAAGGCTAAGGTAATACCATTATACGACACCCGCTTAAACAGTTTTTAATCTTACTATTAAATCCTCCTTAAAAGAATCTTCTTTTACGTATTTTTTTAAAAAGTTCTTAACGTAGGTTCTTTGTTCGTCTTTTTTTTGTTTTTTAATTCTGTTCATCCAAGGAATCGTTTTCTTATCAAATGAAACTTCTAAAAAATTTTCCAGCTTTTCTCTGAGGTTACGCTTTGCTTCTTTCTCTAAATTAATTATTAAAAATTTAGGACTATCTTTAAAGTGGCTAATAGCTTTGGCGTGCCAAAAATTTCTTTCTGTTACCCAAGATAAAAGAAGATCATGATGCCACTCTCCCCTTTGTTTTCCTATAGTCTTTTGGTATAGGCCAGAATATGCATCCCCTTTTCGTTCGTTCATTTTATCTAAGATCATGCTGTGCTTTAGTCTGGAAAGCATCCATGAATCTAAATCTCTAACATTTAATATGTATTTAGCAAAAGGAAAGGTCTTCTCTAGAAAATCTAAATCTGGATAAACGAACCCCCTGCTATTGTGCCCCTCAAAGCCGTCTGTGTAAACTTGCTGTTGAAAATTCTCTTCTAGTTTCCAATACCACCAAAGCGAATTATGGATAGTCGTGTACCCATTCGTATTAAAAAATTTAGCTAAAGAACTCGTACCTGTTCTGTTTAGTCCAATGAAAAATAATCGATGATTCATTTCCTCTTCCTCTTCTTCTTTTTTTTGGGGGGCGGTGGCTCGTTGTTTCTTTTGTCGTCGTCCCTTCTCCATCCTTGTCTATATAGGAAAGCTGTGACGGCGTTCGCAAACTTATAGACCTCTTTCTCTGATTTGTCCCAAAAAAAAGCATGAGTCATCTCATGTATTATAGTGTTTAGCTCTGACTTTTGTGTTAGGTATGGATTAATGTAAATCTTTGCGTTTTTCTCTTCTGGATCATCGCAAAGACCATGAACTTTTCCGTAATAAGACTCATTTGGTTTAACAAAATAAACCTCATACCTTATCCCGTCTGTGTTTCTGAATTTAAAACAAAAGTTTTTCTTACTTACCATGTCGCTTCACCCCCCTTTGTGTTTTTTGTAAACGAAGTCAAGTAATTCGATCTTGTTCTTTACTCCTTTTGCCCAGTTAGCGTGATGAATTTTAATATTCTCTGGAATATATATATTCTCTTTTTCTTCACTATCTTTTTGATCCCACCAAAGCCCTTTCTGGTTTGATTGAGAAAAGTTTTTGATCCCCTGCTTGTAAAGCCCGTGAGTATAGTATCTTTCAGGGAGATACGTCCACTTAACTTCATTCATAGACTTTAATACCGAGTTTATTGTGTGCTGCTCTGACGTTAAAAACCCGGTGTTTTTTTCTTCGAAAGAGCTAAGTTTTGAAAGCACTATAGAAAATAACTTTCTTGTTTTGAGGTTGGGCTTTACTATAAAAAAACCGCCGCACCTACCAAAGTCTTCAGAGTTATTATGATCCTTCATAAAGGCTATATCATTTTCACCTAAGCACTCCGTTAGGTCTTCGGTTAAATTTCCATAAAAAGATATATCTACGTCACAAAAAACACTGAGTTCTCCGCTGCTTGTCAGCATCTTATTTATGAAAACCTGCTTTTGAATCATTTGCTTGCGCCAGCCCCCTGAAAATAAGCTACCCGCACATTTTTGAGGCATTCTCTCTAAGACTAAGGAGGTATGATACTCGAACGGGAAAGTTTTTAAGAAAAATTTATCTAAAAAAACTCTATGGGAATCACTATAAGTAGCACAAAACCTCATCAAGCTAATAATAACTCAAAACATATATTAATTCAATTTATTCTAGCCTTAATGCTTGTTATCATCTGGTTAACTAGCGCAACCCTGTGATTTGGGTATTCTCTTTTAAACTTCTCAAGCATATCCAGCGCGTTGCCAAGCAACCAATGGGCGTGTCGATCATTGCTTTCTATTTCTGCTTTATTTATTAAATAAACAATCTCAAGAAACTTTTTACTCATGAGGACGCTCTCATCCGTGGGTATCTTAAAGACTTTGGTGGCGTGACCAGTCGAACACTGGGTACATCTACAATGAGGGTTATGCGAAGGCACCGAAGGATTACGTGTCATTCCGTAGGGAGCCACTGTCGCCACTCTCACCGGCTTACTCAAAGGGGTATACGCTGCCGCCTTTTCTCCGAAGACGCTCTTACATAGGTTGTACCCTACTCGGTCGTGAATATATAGCTCCTTTGAGCCTTTGGGGAATTTTGAGGTTCTATGTGACTCTAACAAATAAGCCGTAGAGATTTCAGCAAAGTATTCTAGATAGTTGCTAGAAGCATACACTCCCCTGTACTTAGGGTTTCTTACGGCAAGAGCATAACTCCTCTTAAGCTCCTTATCGAAAGGCGTATCCCCGTTAAGGGTAAGGATATCTATATGATGAAAATGTATCATCTCGTGAAGCAAATAAGCCATTCCCTTGTGTCCGGACTGACTATAGCTGTAAGCCCTAGGAATCAGAATACTATGGTTAATCTTGGGATTTATTCTTGGGTCCCACTCAGACTGACCGCTTCTTACGTACTCCATTCCTCCTCTGGTGTTTTCAAGCTCATAAAGGACTATCTTACACTTTTGTTTTTTGAAGTGAGAAACCGTTTTTGGTATAACGCGCTCTACTTCAGAAAAAATTTTAACTACGTACCTGTATGCTTTAAGTGCTTCATCTCTATCATCTAGCAAAGACGGATGAAACATATACGTAACCCCATTCCAAGTAGCAGAACTGTACTTACCTTCCTTTGAAAAATCTATTGGCAGTCCAGCAGAATAAGAAGCGAAGGGATATATTCCGATAAGTAAGGCTAGTATCTTCTTCATACTACCTTTATAGGGTATTTTTTAAAAAAGTCAAGCTTTATTTTATAAAAAAGAAAGGCTCCACGTCTTGCGAGTCACGTTTAAAATGTATTTCGGGTGGTCCGCCCAGTAAATCCTTCAAGAAGTTCTTCGCTTCTTCGTTATTTTCAAAGTAAGAAGGAACGAACTCTAGGTAGGTCTTTTTTGCAAGAGCGAGTCTTTTCTCGAAGTTACAGGGGCAGCCTCCTTTAGCGTTGCTAAAAAATTTAACTGCCTCATCAACCTTAACTTTTGCTTGTTCGTCTTTCGCAAAGCCTTTAATTTCTTCTGAATTAATTTTTAAAAATAATCCAAATTCTTCATGGCTATTAAAAATAAAATTATTCATGATGATTTCTTAAGTAGCGTTTTTAAAATTAAATATAAAAATAATGTCAGCCAAATGTTTATTACAAGCATTGGTAAACTTGCATAAAAATACAACGCGCCGAGATTATACCAAAAACCTACGCAAAAAGGACAAGAAACTAACTTTCTTAAAAAGCTAGGATTTTCCCAGACTATATATTCCCAATAAGAGCTATCTCCTGCTGTGTCTAGGTAGCTTTCGTACTTATCTATCTCAAGAACTTTATTAAGTTTAAATAACTTAGAATACTCCACAAAAGCCTCTGTGTCGTAAATAAAAAACAACAAAGACGCTCCCAAAAAAGAATAAACTATGGCTTCCACGATACATTATATTTTAAAAACAGCTTAAATATTCTAATTAAAATTATAATCTTTGATGCACTTGAATTTTGTAGAAGCTAAAAATTTCGTAAGCTTTAAGATCTTTCTCGTAATCGTCACGAAATACAACTTTTTCTACACCGTAAGAGGCTATTAAGGTTGCACAATAAGAACAGGGTAAAAGCGTTACGGCAAGCAATCTAACTTCCCCTTTCTTGCAAAGAGACAAGCAGTTGGCCTCAGCATGAATCATGTAAGGTCTACGAGCATCCCTGTCTTCCCAAAATTCCTTACCTACGTCTTTGCCTGACGCTAAACCGTTATAACCAACTCCTACCACCATATTTTGGTGATTTAAAGCACAAGCCCCCACCTTACGGTGAGGGTCTTCGCTTCTTAAGGAGGCTGTATCTGCTATCTCGATAGCAAACCTCTCCCAAGATATTCTAGAAGCTGGCATTCTTAAAAAAGACTAAGTATCCTATTCTAAAAAAGAAATAACAAACTACTACCGTTAAGAATTCCATAACTATCCTTGACAAGTGTCTGGTTGATTAACTTGAGTACCAATTTCTTGCTGTTGTTCTTGACAGGACTTTTCGTAAGTAATGCGGGGGCGACCATTTTTTGTCTTGATCTTACCCACTACTTTTAATTTTCCTTCGTCAACAGCTTTATTTAACTTGCTGTGGATTGTTACCCGAGAAACCCGTTCTGGCTGAGTATCTACTACGTCTTGAGCGGTAAACACTACGTCGGGCCACTTGATTTCAACGGGAGGCCGACCTCTTTGTGTGATTTTAAGCTTATTATCCATACTTCTTGTAGTATAGTTTGTTTTTTTGAAAAGTCAACCCCTTTTTTTATTATAAATATATGACCGTTTTAGACGCCGCAAATCACCTGTATGAATGGTTTGGTTCAAACGACAGCTTCGAAATGAACCGAGACCTTAAGAAAATTTTGCCAATTATAGATCATGAAGAAGAGACTCTGTCTGCGTTCAAGCTGGCATTACTAGATCTAGAAAACAACACCATGATTGCTTCTCAAGAATGGGGGGACAAAAAATATTACATTCTTAATAAACCGTACGATGCTTACAATCAAAACATCGAGCTTACAGCATTTACAAGTAAGTGGCTTGCTGGAGAAATTAATGAGTTTTGTGGGTTGATTGAGGATAAGACGGATCTATGTACCGCTTCCGCGGTAAGCGATAAAGATATAAGAAACTTGATTCACATCATTCAATTTTATAAACAAAAAACAACAGAGAAAGAAGAAATCATTTCTAATTTTCATGCTATTAGCAACCCTGATATTATGGAAGAATTTGAGTCTAGCGGCGGTCAAAAGATACTTCAAGAACTCCTCGATGCGGGATACGATGATTCAAAAAAGGAAGACAAGGATAAAGACGAAGGGGAAGATGAAGACGACAAAAAGAAAAAAGGAAAAAAGAAAAAATAATTCTTGCTTCAAATAAAAAACTTGTTACTCTAGTCAAAGTTCTTTGTTAGCGGTGAATAGCTTTCGGGGGTTAGCCCCGTATTAACTCGTAAGAGACCACAGGCCCGTAAAAAGACCTTAGCCAACTAGACCTAATAAGTCTGCTGTTATTTCGGGAAAAAGCGGCAGTTGAGGCTAATGTGGGTAGAGATACCCAAGCTAGAAACTTAATCCTCCCAAGAGGAAAAGGATAAGCAGTCATGAAAAAAAGTCCCGCCGCTTAAAACAAAAAACCAATATAGCTTAACAGACTCAGCAAGCGAGACTAACAGTGGTTAACGCGACGGACTGAAGCGGGTTTGTTAAGGTTTTATATTTCGTCTCAAGTGGACAGCTATGTTCTTATCTCGAAAGCCCCTTGGGCTTTCTCAACCCAGAGGAAAAATTCAAAGGATAAGCAGTCACTGGGAAGATTGTTATAATTAAAACTAAAGATGAAAAATAATATAATCCTAGGAGTCTCAGGTGTGGCTGGCTCAGGTAAAGATACGTTCTTTTCCCTGTTGTCGGAGGTTTTGCCTTGCAAGAAATTCTCACTTGCTGACGCATTAAAAAAAGAAGTTAAACAGTGGTGTCAGTTACATTATAAAATAGATTCTGTTAATTGCGATAGAGAAACAAAGGAAGTGATTAGACCTTTTTTGGTAGCTCACGGGACAACCAAGAGAAAACTCACACAAGGAAGACATTGGATTGAACAGCTTCAAAACAAGATTCTAACAGACCCCTTTCATGGTTTTAAGGTCATAACGGACATTAGATATGATGATTACGAAAACGATGAAGTAAGCTGGCTTCAAGATGAACTTAATGGAATTCTGGTTCACGTTTCTCAATATGAACTTTGCTCCGAGAATCTTTACAAACCACAATTAGGTCCATTTTCTAAAAAATTCAGGGAGCCAGTTAATTCTGAAGAGGCCAGAAATGACCCCAAGGTTAAGAAAAAAAGTAACTTTCAAATTGAATGGGAATTCTTGAAAAATGGTCAAATTGAGGAATTATCTCCGCATGTGGATAATTTCACAAAATGGCTCAACGAAGAAATACAAAGAAGAAGACGCCATGCGACAACACTTTAGTAAAAAAAGTGAAGTCTACTGGTTGTAATGAAAGCTTTCAGCTTCTCTCCGAGAGGCATGAAAAGCTCTTCTATAAAATGTGCCAAAAATATATTCCTGTAATCTTAGCTAAAGGATTGAGAAAAGAAGACCTACTAAGCGATAAAGACTTCGTAATATTTAGGGCTATAAAATCTTATAAACCTAATAAAAAATGTAAATTTTCTACTTGGCTTGGTAATTGTAGTAAGTATCACGTTCTAACTTTTATTAATTCAAATAATAGACTTGTAGACATGGAGGATGAGTGCATCCACACCTTTCTCACCAATAAAAGTAAGCAAGACTTTGACTCTGAAAACGATTTAAAAGACGAAAAGGACTTCGTCTTTGATATTCTAAATAAGCTAAAGGACAAAAGAATACTAAAAGTCTTTAGATTGAGATACTTTGACGATAAAAGCATGAACACAAAAAAAGCTACTTGGAGCACCATCGCCTCAAAAATACACACGAGCACCCAAACAGCGATAAACCTCCACCAAAGAGGAGTCAAAATTTTAAATAAAAAATTAAAATCAAAAGAGATCTACGACTCAATTTAATTGTTGACAACAATAAAAAAAGAGCTATACTTACGTTAACATTATGAGTGATCAAACTGATAACAAGAACAAAAACGACTGGGCCGAACGAGAAGTCGGCGCACTGTGGAAGAAACAAAGCCCGACGCAAAAGTTTCTTTCAGGACACATCAAGATTGACGATGGCATGGGAGGAGAAGAGACCCTCCAAGTCGTGATCTTTAACAATAAACACAAGAAACAGGATAATCATCCTGACTTTAGGATCTACAAGTCCCTTCCTAGGACTCAACAGAACACTACCAGTGGTCAAAAACCACCAGTATCCGAAGAACAAGTTGCCATGGCTTCGGGAGTTCAAGAGGTCTCCGAAGAAGACGTACTGTAGTTGGTACCTCGGGCTACCCTCCAACACCCCCCCTTTTTTAAGGGGGGTTTTTCTTTTCAAAATAAATATTTCAAGCTATAATATAGTCTACTTACGATGCCGCTTTACGAATTTCAACACCCAGAGACAGGAGAGATTATCGAGGTCGTTCAAAAGATGAAAGACCCGCACGTTTACGAAACTGATGGTGTAGAGTGGAAAAGGGTTTGGAAAAGCCCAAACGCGTCCATAGACACAGAAATGGACCCCTACTCCGAAAGTGATTTTATGAGATGCACCGCAAAGAAAGGCATGACCTATGGAGACATGGCAGACCTCTCTACTCAATTAAGCCAAAAAAGAGAAAGAAACCAAGACGGTGATCACATAAAACGGAAAGCCGTAAATAAATACGAAAAGAAAACCGGTAAAGCTCACCCAAATAAAAAAACTAACAAACCGTCAAGCAGCAACATAGTAGAGATATAAAATGAAATTTTCAATATTCACACCAACTCATGACTTAAGTCGTATAGACACTCCGTTCCAGAGCCTACTTAATCAATCGTTTAAAGATTTTGAGTGGGTTATTTTGCTAAACGGAAAGGCTCTAGAGCAAGAGGAGGAGCTACTAACGTCAGTTCAAGCATCTGAATTAAATTTAAAAATTATACGAGACGAAACAGAGAATAAAAATATAGGATATCTAAAAAAACTTTGTTGTAATGCCGCATCAGGAGAAATTCTTGTAGAACTAGACCACGATGATGCACTAACTCCAGACTGTTTAGAAGAGCTAAGTATCGCATTTGAAGGCGGACATGATTTTTGTTACTCGGATGATTACTACATAGAAGTAGGAGAGGATAACAAAGAAAAACACATAGCTCCCTTTTCAGCGCAATGGGGATGGAAAACGCAAAAAGATAGTGAAGGAAATCAATACCACCCTACCCCACTTCCATCACCCTTAGCGTTTTCTTATATTTGGTATTCGCCAGATCACGTAAGGTCTTGGAAAAAAGAATTCTATGACAAGATTGGTGGGCATGATGAATCTTTAGATGTCTGCGATGACTACGAACTTCTTTGCAGAACATATATTTTAGGAGCATGCCATAAAATAGACAAGCCCCTGTATAAATACTACGCTTACCCAGAGAGAACTTCGGCTAACGAAAAAAATGAAAAAATACAAAAGCTTACTCACGTAATTCATGATAATTATATTCTAGGCCTAGCATCAAAATGGGCAGACCAGAATCAATTAAGTAAAGTGGATTTGTGTAGTGGAGAAACGCTTCCTGAAGGCTTCACCGGCGTGGATAAAGAAATCTTTCGAGATGAAAAAAAACGCGTGGTTTATGATTTAAACAACCCCTACTGGCCTTTCGAAGATGGTTCCGTTGGAGTTTTTAGGGCATGGAATGCCTTGGGCTATCTTAAAGACCCCATATTAACCATGAAAGAAATTTATAGGTGTCTCGCTGATTACGGTTGGGCTATAATAGATGTACCCAGTACAGATGGTCGCGCGGCCTTCCAAGACCCGCAGTTAGTTAGCTTTTGGAATACTAATAGTTTCTGGTATTATACTAAATCTGAATTTGCCCGTCTTATAGGCTCGCCTGTTAAATTTCAGCTCAACAGGGCAGACAACTACTACCCTAGTAACTTTGAAGAATTTCACAACATGACGTTCGCAAAGGTTCACTTAGTTAAGCTTCCAGAGAAGGGGTTTGATATTCCCATGCACGGCAGGGAAATTTAAGCTTCCATTTTAAAAAAATTCCTTTACTATATAGAGTATAGGCTTCTAAATGAACAACGACTCGATAAACGTAAAAAAAAGAAACGGTCGTCTTCAAAAGTTAGACATTAACAAAATTAACTTATGTGCTGAGCGAGCATGTGATGGTTTAGATAATGTTTCAGCAAGTGAAATAGTGCTTGATGCACATGTCCAACTTTATGAAAAAATAACGACCAAGGAAATAGACAAGGCCTTAATTTTATCTGCTCGTCAAAAAATAGAGAAAGAGCCTAATTATAATTACGTAGCCTCCAAGCTTTTACTATTCAATATCCACAAAGAAGTCTTCGGTAGCAGTGTAGACAAAGACGCGTTTGACCATCAATACAGATTATCTTTTGTAAAAAATATAAAGTCCTTAGTTAAAGAAGGCATTCTAACAAAAGACCTGCTTAAATTTGATTTGAAAAAACTTTCTGAATCTCTCGTTTTAGAGAGGGACTTTAAGTTTAAGTACCTTGGCCTCCAAACGCTTTTTGATCGTTATCTTCTTTCGCATAATAACAGAAGGCTTGAAGCTCCTCAGTCACTCTGGATGAGAGTAGCTATGGGTCTCGCCCTCAACGAAAAAAATAAAGAACAAAAAGCTATAGAGTTTTATGAAACAATTTCTCAATTTCTTTTATGTCCTTCTACGCCCACTCTTTTCAATAGCGGGACTACTCATAGTCAGCTTAGTTCTTGTTATCTCAACACTTTCGATGATAGTATTGACGGTATATTTGAGGGTGCATGGCAAGAAGCCCGAAAGTCTAAGTATGCGGGGGGGCTAGGCTTCGATGTTACTAATTTCCGTTCCTCTGGTTCCCACATTAATGGAACCAACGGCACTTCTAGTGGGCTTGTTCCATGGCTTAAAATTTACAATGACCTACTTGTAGCAGTTAATCAAGGAGGTAAACGGCCCGGCGCAGGTTGTGCCTACCTTGAGCCTTGGCATTTAGATATAGAAGAATTTCTTGATTTAAAAAAGAACACAGGTGACGAAAGACGTAGATGTCATGATATGAATACATCGAATTGGTTACCTAACTTATTCCTTGAATACGTGGATAAAGACAAGGAGTGGTACCTTTTCTCTCCCTCTGATGTAAGAGACTTGCACGAACTCTACGGAAGCGCCTTTGATAAGAGGTATAAAAAGTATTGCAATAAAGCAGACAAAGGAGAGTTAACGAACTTTAAAAAAATAAAAGCCAAAGACCTATGGAAAAAAATGCTAAGAACCCTGTTTGAAACAGGACACCCTTGGATGACTTTCAAGGATAACGCTAACATGCGTTATTCTAACTCTCATGAAGGCGTTATTCATAGCTCTAATCTATGTACGGAAATTTTCTTACACACTAAACCATCTCAATATAAAAATGGATCTAAATCTGAGGTAGGAGAAACAGCGGTATGTAACTTAAGTTCGGTTAATCTTAAAAGCCACTTAAAAGATAACGGAACATTAGATTTTAAATTGTTAGCTAAGACAATAAAGACTCAAATACGGATGCTGGATAACGTAATTGATTTAAATTTCTATCCCACAGAAGAAGCGAGAAACTCTAATTTAAAACATCGACCCATTGGCGCCGGTAGTATGGGGTGGGCTGACGTTTTCCATTCCTATAAGATAGACTTTTCATCAGACGATGCAGTTAAGTTCTCTGACGAACTCTATGAATTTATTTCTTACCATTGCATATTAAACTCTAGCAAAATTTCAAAAGAGAAGGGATCTTACTCAACTTTTGAAGGGTCTCTCTGGGATAAAGGAGTACTGCCTATTGATACATACCGAAACCTTATCGATTACTTAAAAGAAAAGCCAATAATCCATAGGGGAAAAAAATTCTGCCCAGAACTTGACTGGAAAACTCTTCGTACTCACATAAAAGAACACGGAATGAGGAATAGCAATACTATGGCTATAGCCCCAACCGCAACGATTTCGTACATACAAGGATGTTCTCCCTGCATTGAACCAGACTTTTCAGTACTTTTTGTTTACGAAAATAAATCCGGAAACCTTACGATAACAAATGAATGGTTTGTACAAGAATGCAAAGATCTAGGAATTTGGAACCAAAATTTAATAGATATGGTTAAATCTGTAGACGGAGACGTAAGCAGACTAAACGGAGAACTTACCGAAGATATTAAAAATAGATACAAGACAGCCTTCGAACATGACCAATTTAAGTTGCTCGAATGCGGTGCAGCTAGACAAAAATGGATAGACATGGGACAAAGTTTAAACTTGTTTAATAATAAAACTTCTTTAAAATACTTGAATGATCTTTATTTTCATGCTAAAAGACTAGGCTTAAAAAGCACTTACTATTTAAGGAATAAGTCTGCAAGCAAAATTGAAAAGTCTACAGAAATTAAAAAAGGTAGTGACCATAGTAATAGTAATACAAATAACGATAATAATAGCCTCACTGATGTGGAGGCTTGCAGTATCATGAATCCAGACTGCGAAAGCTGCCAATAATATGGGAAAAGAAAAAATAATAAAAACACCGAAGGATAAGCTCGAAGACCTAGCTCAAGAGCTTGAAAAAAACCCAGAGACCGAACAGCTGTCTGTAGTGCTATACGTTGTCGCTGGAGCCACCCTCCTAGGACCAGAAGCCATGAAGTCTTTAGCCTTATGGAATGCTACGTGGGCAGATAGCGTCATAAATGAAGTTGCCGATATCAGAGAAGAAGAGCAGACAGTTAAAGACCTATCAGATAAAATAATTAAACCAAATGAGTAAGACTGGATTAATTCTAGAAGAAGAAGTCTCGGGAGTTAATCAAATTCTCCCTCACAAGCATCAAGTCGCTTGGGATTTATTCCTTAAGGGGGTAGCTAATAGCTGGTCTCCAGCAGAGGTTAATATGTCTATTGACGTTGATCAATGGAAGTCTAGTGATCTTTCAGACGATGAAAAGCTCTTAGTTAAAAGATGTCTTGGTTTTTTTGCCGGAACAGAATCTTTAGTTGGTAATAACTTACTCCTAACGGTTAACAGGTGGGTAACTGATGCGGAATGCAGTCAGTATATATTAAGGCAAGCCTACGAAGAATCCTTACATAACTGGACAATAGTTACTTGCTGTGATTCGTATGGACTTAAAGTTAGTGAGGTTTACGAAGCATACATTAACGTAGACAGCATTAAAGCTAAGGATGATTTTTTAATGGAGATAACGTCGGATGTTAATAGACCTGACTTTTCGACTAAAACGATAGAGGGTAAGCGGGAGTTCTTAAGAAACTTAATTACTTACTACATAGTTTGCGAGGGCACTTTTTTCTTTAGTGGCTTTGCCATGCTGCTAGCATTAGGGAGGCAAAACAAACTCCCCGGCTTATCAGACCAAATTAGATATACTTTACGTGACGAAAGTCTACATATACAATTCGGGACCTACTTAATAAATACAATTAAAGAACAATACCCGACGGTATGGACAAAAAAATTTGAACAAGAAACCATAAAACACATCAAAAAAGCAGTAGAACTTGAGGTCGCTTACGCGCATGACGTATTACCCAGAGGTATTCTAGGGTTAAATGCAGATATGTTTATTGATTATATGCAGTATATTGGCAACAGACGCTTTGAAGGGGTGGGTATAGATTTTCGTTTTGAAAGCGACAACAACCCATTTCCTTGGCTGTCTGAAGTAGTAGACACGGGGGCGATGACTAATTTTTTCGAGAGGAAAGTGAAAGATTACCAGAACTCGGGAGTCTTAGAAGATGATTTTTAACCACACAATGAAAAAACTAATAACACTAAAAGTAGGGATGCTGCTTATTGTAGCATCAGGTTGTTCGAGCACAGTAACCCTTGGTTCTAAAGCCAACGAAAACGAGATGCTTGGTGCATCAGCTTCCACTAAAGGAGCAAGCGTAACAGTACCGTTTATTAAGGGGGAGGTGAAATCGACGACGGCGACCGACAAAAAGAAAAAATAAAGGTCTAAAATAACTAAAACAACCCCCCTGTTTCTGGGGGGCTTTTTTATTTCATAATCCTTCCTTGGATTTTAGAAATTTTTACTAAACCATGCCAAGATATTTCTCTATTGTCTCCTATTACCCAAACATAACCCTTGGGTACTTTAATTTTATTTCCATTTTCATTAAACCATAACGTTTCTTCTTTATTAACGTAAAAGATAATTGCCTTATTAGAAAACGAATCTTTAAATTCGTGATCATTTAAAAATATTTTTCCCCATTTTATCTGCACGGTATCACCTTCGGTAGCTATTATTCTTTTAACTAATTCGTCTTCCTTTTTTTCTGGATCTTTAAGAATAACTATTTCTCCTTTTTCTGGGCTAAAAAACTTATATGTCCATTCATCAACAAGCAATCGTTGACCATGGGTTAGCGTAGGGTCCATACTATTACCCTCAATCTTTGAGAAGCTGTAGCCTAAATGAAAAAATATAGCAAAAACCACAAAAAGAGTAAAAATCCTCATGATTCTGCAAAACTTTTTCTTATCCATCTTCATTTTGATTCTATCGAGACCTCCTCTTTATAATATTTAATAATTTTATATTGATAAACATTAAAGACGAGGCTTACTATTAATAGTAATCCTACAGATAATTTTATCCAACAGGAGTTTGACTTAACCCATTCTTTAGGTTTATGAAAAAAATTAATTTTTGGAAAAAAACAACTCATGACATTACGGCTATTACATTTAAAGCTAAGCTAACCCCGAGAGCTGAAGCTAAAGCGAGGATTACATAGTGCTCTGTTCTAAATTTGTTAGAAGTCTGCCCCTTTCGCCTTTTATTATTCGTCTTCATAGCAGGTTCTCGGTTTCTTTTATATATCCACCAGTTGCCAGACTTATCTTGAGCAGCCCATTCTTTTTCTTCTTTTTTCCACCAATAACTATATTTATTCAGAATCCTCATGCCTCACTCCTCCCGGCGAGCGTATCTGGATCTATTGGTTTAGGCGGGTCAATTTTTGGTGGCCATTCTTTAATTTCTTTTAGATAATCTATTAAAGCTTTAAGAGTTAAAGATTGCTTATTAATCATTTCCGTAAGTCTCATGAGGTATCGTTCTTGAAGCGTGTTTTCATTCCTTAAATTATCCATTACTAATTGTTGGAACTCTATGAATTCTCCAGCAGCCTTGTAGTCTTCAACCAGCTTTTCGTGAGACTCAAGTAGTTGTCCCATTTCTCCGAGTCGTTTAATTTCTCTATTTGTGTTTTGTATATCTTTAACGAAGATTACGATCATCATTAATAAAGCAACCACACATCCAGTATAAATACTCTTAACGTTCCTGTTACCCCAATCCCAAAGCTTTTTCATATAAATAATTACACCCCTTAAAACCATAATATTTTTTTTAAAAACCCTGTAAAGCGGTACACTTCTTTAAAAAAAGATAGAAATAAACTTTAGCAAAAGGTTTTTCTTTAATAAATCCCCAAAAGATTACAACGATTAATAGAGTGTAATTACAAGCATGAGCAAACTATGGAAATGGTTAAAATCTAAATGCAAATGCACAAAAAGGTGTAAGTGTCTTCACTGTAGGGCGTGGAATTGGCTAAAAACCAACTACAACAGCCTAAAAAATTGGTTATGGGATAAACTACCCGAAACCGAATTACTGAAAGGTCTAGGATTAGTGGGTGCAGCGGCTTGGCTTTGGTTTACTGGCAGCCTTGAATGTACTGCAGGCTTTCTTTTACTTGGTTGGGGAGTACTAGAGCTAATAGAACACTTTAGGTGGCGTTAAAAAAACATATTAACTAAAAAAAGCTAAAGGTCTGTAGATCTAGTGTAATAAAGGTCATGGACTACCAAATTTTAGTAAACATAGCGGTTGGTGTTATCACCCTAATGGGAGGCTGGGTTTTTAAAATGATCCTTGGTCACGTCAACGAAATAAAAGAAGAGCATCACGATCTAATGGTCAAACATCATAATGATGTTGATAAAATCAGAGAAAAACACAACGATTTAGCCCTTTCTTTACCCGAAAAATATGTAAGTAAGGACGACTTCAAGATGTTCTCCGAAAGAATGAATGATCGCTTTGATAGAATCGAAGAAAAGATCGATCAACTGAAAAGATAGCTTGCTTCAATTAAAAAAACTGTTAAAGTATAGGGGTGAAACGCTTCAAAAGATCAGATTATGCTATTCTTGTACGTCTTTTTCTTAGAGAGCCTACCAAGATCAACTACCCTAGAGAGTATGGTTTAGCTAAAAAGTTACTCGCAACCTACGATGACTTTACTTTTTGGAAATCGACATTGTTAGACTCAAAACGTAGCGTACTTAACTCATTAGCGTACTTCTTAACGGAAGAGGGTAAATATTTTTTAAAATATAATCACCATATTCATCAAAAGAGAGGAGAACTTTCAGCTATATCTCCAGAAAACCCCGAAACGCTTCTTGAAAAAAATAAAGTAGGGGATAGTCTCGGACTTAAACCACTAAAGAAGTTTTCGCTAATAGATTTTATTAACAATGAGTCGTAAAAAACAAGAAAAACAATCGTCGATCTCTCCCGAAGACCAAATTCAAGCCTATCTTGAGCAGAACAAGGGAGATCATTACAACTTTGAAGAGGACCGAGTTTACAGCGTGTCGAGCGGAAGCCTTTTGCTAGATATTGAACTAGGAGGAGGAATAAAGCCCGGTGTTGTTCGTGCTACCGGCGTGACTGAGGGAGGAAAGACTTCGTGCGCGCTCGCTTTTGCTAGGAATTTCCAAAAAATGGAGAACAGCATGGTTATCTACGTTAAGGCAGAAGGAAGGTTATCTGACGATTTGATAGAAAGAATGGGAATAGATACTAGTTCTCAGAAATGGAAGATAATAAAATCCAACGTTTATGAAACCGTTATCAACCTAATGAGACAGCTAGTAAAAGATAATCCAACAGATGTTCGATATATGTTTATTATCGATTCTATGGACGCCTTAATACCTAAAGGCGACCTAGAGAAGGGGTCAGAAGAAGCGCTTAAGGTTGGAGCAGGAGCATTGTTAAGTTCCGATTTTCTTAGAAGGATGGCCCTTGCGTTAGCTACCCGAGGACATATATGTTACATGGTCTCTCAGGTAAGAAGCACTATTAAAATTAATCCATATGAAAAATCTGACCCACAAGTAACAAACGCATCCGGAGGTAATGCTGCACTTCATTATAGCGATTGGATTTTAGAGTTTCAGCCTCGGTATCTTAAAGACATGATATCAACACAGCCCAACGGTAAAGGAGATATGCTTGGCCATTGGTGTAAGGTTGTGTTTAGAAAAACACCTAACGAAAAGACTGGGGTGACAGTTAGATACCCTATTAGGTATGGTAGGATACACGGAAAAAGTATATGGGTAGAATATGAAGTAGTAGACATGCTTTTACAATGGGATATGGCAACAGCTAAAGGCGCGTGGGTTACCGTTTCTGATGAAATAATAGAAGAAGTAGAGAAAGAAACTGGGCTAGAATTTAAGAAGCAACACCAAGGTATGGATAATCTAAGAAAATACTTTGAAGAAAACATTGAGATAGGTAAGTATCTTTTTAAAAAGTTTAGAGAAGCCCTTAAAAAATCATGATGAAAAATGAGGCTTTACGATATAAAAGGGAGGCTTAGGAGCAAGAACGTATCCAAATTCTTAATAGATTGGGATAAGAAGTCTCGATCAAAAATACAATTTAAAACTAAAAAATTTCTCGAATTATTTTGGGGTAATCATATTGTTTACGAAGAATTTCCGGTCTTTGGCACAAGACAAAAGGTTGACATTTTAAATGCTACAGTCAAAGTGGCTGTCGAAGTGCAAGGTAAACAGCATAGCTCGTTTAACAAGTTTTTTCACTCAAACTCGAGGAGTAAATATTTAGAGTCGATTAAAAGAGACGTAACTAAAAGGCAATGGCTGGAGGCAAATAATTATAAGTTAATAGAAGTAGAAGAAAATGAGATAGAACTACTTTCAAAAGAGTTCTTCCTAGAAAAGTTCGACTTAAAGCTCTAAAAACGGGCGATTGGCGCAGTGGCTAGCGCAGCGGCTTTACACGCCGTTGGTCGGGGGTTCGAATCCCTCATCGCCCACCATCAAGGGTGGTGACAGAAAAATGTTGTCTCAAAAAAAAATTCTGGTATGCTAGTCCAAGTATGAAAAGCACATTTGACAGACAAGAGTTATGGTTAATAGAAGATGCTATACAGTTTTATGTCGCGCGATCCACTTGCAAAAAAGTAGATAAGATTAATAAAACCCGCTACAAAATACTCGGAATGCTTCAACCTAATGACCCCCTAGCAAAACATTGTAGTCATTTAGGCGAGTGGGGAGAGCCCCTTTATAAAGAAATATCTAGGAAAATTCTAGAAGCATCTAGAAAAATAGATGAAGAGACGGAAAAAGAAACAAAGAAAGCAAAATAAATAAATGGATTCGATATATTCAATAAAAATAGAAAAACATGTATTAGGAGGGTTAATTAAGAACCCTAAATTATTCGCAGACGTAGAGAGATATATTTCAGAGAAGGACTTTATCAACGAAGTTCACCAGACAATCTTCTGTGTGCTCAGGAACTGCTTCTTAAACAACGAAACAATTGACTCGGTTGTACTTGCAGAGAAAATAAAAAACATAGGTATATCATTTAAAGATGATGTAGATATTTATGATTACATTGAAGCAATATCCTTTAATACGATAACTCAAAAAGGCATTCTCGAGGCCTGTAAAGAGCTAGCTAAGCTCACGGTAAGAAGGAGAATGTACCATAAATGTGATGATATCAAAAAATTCTTAAAGGAAAACGGAGAAAAAGCAGTTGATGAAATTATATCTACAGCAGATCACCTTTACGGCGACCTGATAAGAGACTTCGAAGTAGCAGAAAAAGATCCAGAGAATCTTTACGAAGGTTTACCGGAATTAATAGAACAAACTGGAGAAAACCCACAAGAAGACTTTGGATTTTCTACTCCTTACGAAGAGTTTAACAGGTTATATGGAGGACTAAGACCCGGAAATTTATATGGAATAGTTGCAAGGCCGGGGCAAGGTAAGTCTACTTGGATACTTGATGTCTGTAGAAAAACAGCAAAAATACATAATGTACCAACGCTAATCCTAGACACGGAGATGAGCACGGAGGACATTAAGTTTAGGGTTGCTGCTGCGGAGTCAGGAGTATCCTTATGGCACCTAGAAACAGGAAACTGGAGAAGGAACCCTGACTTAGTAGAAAAAGTTAGGAGTTCTTACGACTCAATCAAAGACCAGTCTATACATCATTATCCAGTAGGAAACAAAAATATAGATCAAATCTGCTCTTTTGTTAGAAGGTTTTACTATTCCGAAATAGGAAGAGGAAACCCTTTTATACTCGGGTACGATTACATAAAACTAACGGGAGAAAAAGTTGGTAATAACTGGGCAGAATATCAAGCGATAGGAGATAAAATAGATAAGCTTAAAAAACTTGCCGAAGAACTCAATTGCCCGATTATAACAGCAATGCAAATGAACAGATCAGGGGAAAACTTTAACAGGAGAGCAGGGGCAGTCGTTGACGACAGTTCTGCAATTTCCTTATCAGATCGTTTTCAATGGTTCGCGTCATTTGTTGCTATCTTTAGAAGAAAAACGTTAGATGAAATTGCCGAAGACGGAGAAGACTTCGGTACTCATAAATTAGTCCCCTTAAAAACAAGGTTCCAAGGTCGAGATGCGGCTGGGCACCATGACTTAGTTAGGAGAGTCATGCCAGACGGAACAGTTAGGTTTACTAATAACTTTCTTAATTTTAATGTCAGAAATTTTGATGCCACGGAAGTGGGGTCATTACAAGACATTGTAAACAGAGAAAGAGATCAGCACGACCTAAATGATCCCGCGCAAAATGACGGAGAGCTCCTGTAATGGACGTAAAAAGCATACTCTTAGACGTTGGATACTCTAACATTAAAGACAACGGAAGAGAGTTAAGAATGAGACCTATTTATAGGGACTCAGGAAATGATTCGGTACTTTCCGTAAGGAAAGATACCGGACATTTTATCGATTTTAGTAAGTCTATAAGTGGCTCGTTTGAATATTTAATACAGCTTTCTCTTGGGTTAAAAAACATAGATGAAGCAAGGAAAAAATTACAAGATGAGTGGGCTGTCTCAGAAATTAAAAGGGAGCACCGGCCGACGGTTAACGGTGTAAAAATTTTTCCTAACAGCTATTTATCCAAATTAATCCCAAACCACGAATACTGGGCAAGCAGAGGTATATCTAAAGAAACCTTAAATATTTTTGAAGGAGGAATAGCTGAGAGCGGGACAATGGCCAATAGATATGTGTTTCCTATATTCAATTCAAAGAGACAGCTAATAGGCGTAACAGGTAGATATGTAAAACCATTGAAAAATAAAAACATTCCCAAATGGCTACACAAAGGCAGGACTTCCGAGTGGAAATACCCACTACAAATAAATTATAAAACAATAAAAGAACAAAAAGAAATCCTTTTAATCGAAAGCATCGGAGATATGCTTGCCTTATGGGAGGCTGGAGTTAAAAATACATTAATTGTCTTTGGTTTAAATCTTTCTCCTTCCATGATTGCTCTTTTAATTAAATTAGATCCAAATAAAATTTTTATTTCTTTCAATAATGACTCCTATAATAATAATGCTGGGAACGAAGCAGCTGAAAAAGTTAAATTAAAATTAATAAAACATTTCAACCCCGAGGACGTAACCATAAAACTCCCAGATAAGAACGACTTCGGAGATATGGACACTGGAGAAATAAAAACATGGATAAAAAAGAGTTTTGCGAAGAAGTAGAAGAAATCCTAATAGAGCTTCAACCAGAAAAAGAGTTAATTAAGAAAGTCCTAAGAGAAGTAGATAGCCAATACACCTTTAGCGCCTACAGGTATAAATACGAAAAAGGTCAGGAAGCATACAAAAGAACAATAAGATTTAGAAAAGCTAAAAATTTAATTGAATATCTACTTGATTTATTAGAGAATAGAAAGTAGACATGAGACTAGATCACATAGCTTATAGGGCAAAAGACAGACGTAAAACTGCTCAATTTTTTCAAGATTGCTTAGGGTACACCATCGGTACAGAATTCGATTTAAAATTTGACGATGGAACAACTACAGATTGTATCGCTCTCGCTCCACCAGAGAACAGAACTAAAGAGACTAACTTATGGATAATGGAAACCTACATTTCTTTGAACGAAATCGAAACAGAAACTCCTGTCGAATATCATGCGCCCCCCGAAATTTTTGTTAGCGACGGCCCCAAAGGGAGTATTGTGGGTGATTGGGTGGATGAGCGTGGAGGTATTGGGGGCGTTCACCACATTGCTTATCAAGTGGAAGATGTAGCAGGAACAATGCAGGAATGGAAAGAAAAGGGGTATGCGGAATTTTACTCTGAGAAGCCCTTGATATGTAAAGAAACTGATCTAGTCCAAGTTTTTACAAAGCCTTCAGAATTAACAGGAGTTATTTATGAACTTATTAAAAGAGGTAAAGATAATAAAGGATTCTGTGAAGTCAATGTCAAAGGGCTTATGGAAAGCACGAAAGGTTAAATAATGAGAGATTACGAAGGAAAAAATTATATAAACGGTGAATGGATAAAACCTACGGATAACGTTTATTCTAAGGTCAATCCATCTACAGGAAAATACATGGGAGTTTTCCCAAATACCGGTAAGCCAGAAGTGCATGACGCTTACCTTGCTGCAAGGAGCGCCTTTAATGACTGGAGAAAGCTAAGTAGGTTTGTGCGGTCAGACTATATGTATCGAGTTGCTCAAATTATAGAAAGAAGGCGAGAAGAATTAGCTAAAGTTATCTCTTGGGAAACTGGTAAGAATTATAACGAAAGCATTGCAGAGGTAAACGAAGCGCTTCACATGGCTCAGTTTGCCTTTGGTTCTGGTCGTGGACCACACGGAGAGGCTGTTTCATCTGAAATTCAAGATAAGGACGCCTATATGCTTCGTAAACCCAAAGGAGTTATTGCGATAGTTTCTCCCTTTAATTTTCCTTTAGCTATCGGAGCTTATTGGTGTGCTGCTCCAGCCTTAGTAGAGGGCAACACTGTTATATTTAAGCCGTCCGAAGATGCACCAATTTCAACAGAGTTAGCGGTTCAGATTTACGAAGAGGCAGGAATACCCCGTGGAGTCATTAACTTGATTCATGGAGAAGGAGAAACGGGTGATAGCTTAATCCACGAAGACGTTGATCATATTTGTTTTACAGGAAGTGCTGAAGTGGGTCAACACGTAAGAATGGTGGCCGCAGAAAGCTGGCATAAAACAACTTCTTGCGAAATGGGGAGTAAGTCTGCTTGTATTATTTTTGATGATGTTGAATCTAGATTAGCCACAGAATCTGCTGTTGCTAGCGCGTTCAAACTTTCGGGTCAACGATGCGTTTCCTCAGGCAGAATGATTGTTCAAAGAACGATTTACGAAGAATTTGCAAGGAGATTTGCTGAAGAAGCGGAAAAGTTAAAGACGGGCAATCCGTTTGATATTAATATGGGTTCATGTGGCACACCCGCATCGATATGCTGGGAAGAATACACCCCCAATAAAGAAAACTATTATGGCCCCATAATCAATCAACAAGGTATTGATAAAATAGAATCTTATAACGACATGGTAAGGGTCGACCCTAAAGCTCAAATCTTACTAGACGGTAAACGAATTGAGGAACTAAGACCCGGTTATTTTATGTCTCCCATGGTTTATAAAACCGAATGGAGAGATGTTCCTTACTTAAAGAATGAAGTGTTTGGTCCTCACGTATCAATTATACCATTTGATACCATAGAAGAAGCTATACGCATTTATAACGATACGGATTATGGTCTTGCTGTAGGGGTTTTAACTAATGACTTCAGGAAAGCAAGAATAATGAGGGATGAGTGTGACGCAGGAATGATCTACTGGAACGGAGGGTCCATTGCGGCAGAGTCACACCTGTCTTTTGGTGGAGTAAAAAAATCTGGAAACGGATTCCCAAGCGCAGCAAGAACATATAGAGCAGTAACACATGAAGTTAGCTGGACTGTAAATCATGCAGACAGACTGACTTTCCCACAAGGAATGAAATAACATGGTAAGAAAACACGCAGACTACGATAAGAAAAGAGTTAGAAAGAAAACCCGGCAAGGATGCAGTAACCGAAGCAAAGGTATGAAAAAATACAAAGGGCAAGGCGGACACAGGAAAAGGTGTCGCCAAAACTGCAAACCCAAAAAATGACAGTATTAATTTTATTAATATTAATGTCCGCAGTGGTACTTTTATGTTTGGGAATGCTAAACAACTGCCTAAAAAGAATGGAAGAAGTTAAAAAGGAACCGAATAATGAGCGAACACCCAGAACACACGCAAAACAGAGAGTTTCATCAATCGCTAAGATTTGCACCAGAAGGTGAACAAAAAGTCGCATTAGTAGACATAGATGAAACCATATGTTTTTACGAAAATGAAAGAAGATATGATAAAGCCATAGGTCATATGGCAAATATCAAAAAAATAAACGACCTGTACGATGAAGGTTGGCGAATAATCTACTGGACCGCGAGAGGAGGGTCTGAGAGATCCAAAAAGAAAGGACTATGTTACTATGATTTTACTTGGCAACAATTAGAGTCATGGGGATGCAAGTTTCACGATTTGTCAACAGGAACTAAAGGAGAGTTTATAAAACCCCCATACGACATGGTCGTAGATGATAAAGCAAAAAGAATTGAAGAGCTTTAATGCATGAACTATAAGGACTGGTTGGCATGGAGAGAAGAACATTTTAAAAAAAAAGAAAAATCTATGACTAAAAAACTTTGGAAAGACTTATTTGTTGGCGTTACAATAATAACGTTATCTACATTTTTGTTTTTTAATAGTTTGTATACCATAGAGATAGCTATACTAATAGGAATATTAACTTTGTGGTGGCTGGAGTTTTTCTAAAAATGAGAAAAAGAGTACTAGTTTGTGGTTTAGGAAATATGGGTAAAGCCATAGTTTGGTGCATGAATCACCTTGGCTTTGACGTAATAGCTATAGACAGTAACCCCAACGCAGCAAGAGGAAACAACCCGCCCAGACGTTTTTATGATTTTTACGAAGTTAAAAATTTAAAAGATATAGAGCAAATGATTACGTTATCGAGCCCAAGCGTAGTCATATCTTCTTTACCTTATCACCAAACGAAAGACGTAGCAAAATTTTGTGCTAATAAAGGTTATAACTATTGTGATCTTGGCGGAAGAGTCGATGTCTCAAAGGAGATTAATGATATTTGCGGGAGGTTATCCACATCCAAATCACACATCTTTACAGACTTAGGTCTTGCACCGGGATGGATAAACATATTAGCAGAGCATGGATGCAAAAGCCTCTACGGTAAAGCGAATGAGATAAATGAGGTAAAAATGATGGTCGGAGGACTACCTTCCCTACCCAATAACCCTCCTTTAAATTACGAAATGAGCTGGTCTTATGATGGTTTAATAAACGAATACAAGGATGATTGTGACGTAATAATTAACGGTGTAAAAACTAAAGCGAAGGGCATGGATGGGCTCGAGTTAGTCGAAACAAAATCTCTTGGGGAGCTAGAAGCGTTCTATACTAGTGGAGGAGCCTCGCATACAATAGATTCAATGACTAAAAGGAATGTAAAAGAATGCTCTTACAAAACCCTTAGATACAAAGGTCACTGTGACATAGTAAAGTTTTTAATAAGGAACGTTGATCTAAGCGCAGACTGCATGAAGGAGATATTTGATAAAGGGTGTGCTAAATCCGGCAACACGCGCGTTGACGATTTAGTCATAATGAAAGTCTCCGTTAAAGCCAGAGAATCCTCTTGGGAAAAAGAGTTACTTATACCATCTTCTGGAGCATTTTCTGCCATGCAAAAAGCCACGTCTTTTCCTATATCTTCTGTTGCAAAAATGATGGCGGAAAACTTTTTCGAAAAAAATGCACCACAACACAGAGACTACTACGACAAAATCCCCATCGCATTAAGCTATAAAGATGTAGACTATGAAGAGTTTATGAAAAACATGAACTCTCTCAGGGAAGCCGTTAAAGATGCCGACTATGAAAGAGATTAGTTCCGCTATTTGGATTATCATTCTTACTTTCTTATATTTATTAGGGTGTGTCGGATGTATTTTTTTTGTTGCAATTAGAGAAAAGTTTGCTAAACTTAATTAGGAGGTTATGCCTAAGAAAACAAACAATGAAAAAATCTTATCCGCTTCAAGGATAAAAACCCTAGAAAGCTGCAGCTGGTCATACTGGTGCAACTATCACTTAAAAGTCCCTCAGAAGTCAAATGACGGCGCTATAAGGGGTACTGTATGCCACCTAGTATTTGAGTGTCTACTAAATAAAAGACACAGAAAGCACTACGATTTAATTATTAAAGAATCTAACACGGAAGCAAGCGGCCCGATAGTAAGGCTCGTCAAAAAAAACCTGAAGAAGAGAGAGGCGCTAACAAAAGAGAATTTCGAGTTATGTATGAGCATGATCTTAGTAGGGCTTAATCAAGACTTCTATGGCACAGGAGAAGAGGTCGAACCCGCTGCCCCAGAACTAGAGTTTCTTCTAGAAAGTAAAAGACCACCCTATAAAATAAGAGGGTTCATTGATAAAACTCTTAAATACAAAGATAGAGTTAAAATCATAGATTACAAAACAAGTAAATACAAATTCAAAGGAGACGAATTAACAGCCAACGTACAAGCTATGGCTTATACCTTAGCCTCCAAGAAAAAACTTTTCCCCAAGATTAAAAACGTAGAGGTTGAGTTCCAATTTCTTAAATTTCCCAGACAACCACTACAACAAGTCAATGTTACCCAAGAACAGCTTAAAGGGTTTGAGCATTATCTGGCACACGTTTATAAGATTGTAAACAATTTTGATAAGGAGAAAGCTAGGACAAACTTTGCAGCAGATTCAGCGGAATCAAGGTGGTTGTGCAAGGCGGGTGCCACTTGGAAATGTCCTTACTATGACGCTTTAGAATATTACGCTCTTAAGGATGAGTTTGATGATATAATCCAAACAGCATTTAAAAAAGAAGATCTAAGAGAACCTAAGCAGGGGGAAAGAATAGCTAAATTGAAATACGAAGGATGCCCTGCACATACTTATTCGCAGACTTCAGCAGATTCTAGCGATGATCCGTTCGATTGGGCTTGACTTGCCAAAAATAAATACTATAATATAGTTCATGCAAGGAGTGCTACCTTTATTTAAGACTCATTACAGTCTCGGGAAATCAATACTTAATCTCAATTTGGTTGACAATGAACCCGATGAGTCTGACTCTGTTTTCTCCATAGCAAAAAATAATAACTTAAAAGATTTAGTTCTAGTAGAAGACTGTATGACTGGATTTTTAGAGGCCTATAATAATTCAAACGAATTAAACATTAAATTAATTTTTGGCTTAAGGCTCACAGTTTGCTTGGACATGCAAGACAAGTCCCCAGAGTCCCTTAAAAGCAACAGCAAGATAATTATTTTCACAAAAAATAATGACGGATATAAAAGGCTAATAAAATTATTTTCTCACGCAGCAAGAGAGGGGTTTTATTATGAGCCTAGAATTGATTACAAAAGCCTAAAGGAAATGTGGAACGACTCAGAACTTATGATGGTTATTCCATTCTATGATTCTTACGTTTTTAAAAATACATTGGAAAATAACATTTGCGTGCCAGAATTTGGCTTTACAGACCCCACGTATTTTATCGAAGACAATGATTTACCTTTCGACGATTTAATAAAACAAAAAATAATAAATATATCGAAGAACACACAAAAGGCTCAAAGTATTTATTATAGAAATAAAAAAGACTTTAAAGCTTACCTTACTTTTAGATGCATAAATAAAAGAAGTACTCTCGATAAGCCAGAGCTAGAACATATGACAAGTAATGAGTTCTGCATGGAAAGCTGGAAGGAAAAAAATGCCTAAAAAGGCTTACAATAACGGAGCTGAAAGAGTGCCAAGAGATGGATCTCATTATACCGGAGATCTAGAATACGGGACTTTTAAGTCGTCCGCAATATGGGTAAGAGAGTTTATAAAAGCCAATCAAAGGGGACCGACAATGGACGAAATCGTGCAGGCTCACCGACTAGGAAAAGCTCCATTTAGTAGGGCAATCTTACTTAAGCGCCACAAAGACAGCATTCATTGTTTTTTTGATGAGGTAGAAAAATTCCTTAGCATAAAAATCCCTAACAGAAGCAGGCTTCCCGGCGATGGCTCTGGAGAATTCGGGCAGAAGTTCAAAATAGATAAACTTATCTCAAGGTATGAAACAGCAGAGACAAACCCATCGGAATTCTACCCCTTGGTGGATGAAAAAGTCGTAATGCTTCGGCAAGGAGAATATACAACTCGAAGCGGGAAAAAGCGGCCCAAGATGAATGCCTTTTACAAAATGAAAGCCACCCTCAAAGAAGGGGAACCCGTCATAGTTAGACAATGCGCTCAGCTTTTGCCCACTAAAAAAGAGTTTATAAAAAGAAAAATTATATCGTACGCTGGCAGAAAAGAACTCCTGCCAGTGATTAACGAAATTGAACTACCGGAATATTGCCCCTACCTCAAGCGCCTGTTTAACATAGAACCAAAATTACAATACCACGGCTACACGCAATGTGTCCCGAAAGATGGAACAGGGGTTAACGGTCTTGAAGATATTCACGCTCCTTCTCTTGATAAAATTCACCCAGTCGAAGGGTATATCTTAGGCAATGTTGAGATAACATCATGGTTTTGGAACAGGATGAAGTCAGATAACTCGACAACGCACTTATTCAAAAAACTAGGTTTAGAGCTTAATGAAGAAAAATAATTATAATTTATTTGAAAAAATAAGAAACCCAGAAGAAGCCTACTGGTTAGGTTTCCTTACAGCGGATGGAAGCGTTTATAAGTCTAAGTGGTTACACGCTAATGGGACCACTTATTCCTCTTCTAAAATAGAGTTGTGCCTACAGGCCTCAGACGCGGATCACCTTAAAAAATTTGCCAAGTTTACAGGCATACCAAACAAAGTTGCGCAGAACCTTCCGACGAATCATTTGCTTGGGAGTGGGATTGCGGCCCGTAGATGTAGATTTCAATTTTCCGATGAGAATACGCTTCTAAACCTATCTAAATTAGAATGCGGGCCTCGTAAAACTTTAAGGCATGAATTTCCAAAACGATCTCAAGTATCAGATAAATTACTTAACCATTATCTTAGGGGGTATTTAGATGGAGACGGGAGCATTGCTTGCAAAAAAGGAACGGCATATAAAAATGGGCAAATCTTATGTAACTGGACAGTTGCCTTTGCTGGTTCTTGGTATTTTATTAATGGTTTAGGGAAAAAATTAAAGAAAATTTTCGGAAAAGAATTTTCTTATTATATGGAAGAAAGAGAGCATTCCCAAGAGGACATAGAAAAGCCGTTTTGTGTCTTAACAGTAAGTAAAGGTTTATCAATTAAGCTTCTTCTAGAATATTTATATGAAAATTCCACAGAAGAAACGCGCATGAACAGAAAGTATGAGAAAGCGCTAGAGGCCCTTGAATACTCTAAAAGAATTATAAGTAGACAGAATCGTTTAATGATATTTAAAGGTCCAGACGGCGAAATACACAAAGTTAAAAACAATAATGCTAAAGAGTTTGCAAAAAAACACACGATAAGCTATGCTCAAATATTTTCCTTAAGGACTGGAAAATCTAAAAAAAGTAAAGAGGGTTGGACCTGCCTTAACGTGGAGGACTGGAAAGATAGTAACGCAATGTTTTATAACTTATAACTAATTATGGATGAACAATTTTTAAGATTTGATAAAGAAAAAGAATACGTTTTTCTCGATTGCGAAACACTGAATCTTTGCCTTAACTCATGCCATAACCTTCCTTGGCAAATTGGCATGATTAAAGTAGTGGCGGACAAAGCTACGTCTTCTAAAAACTTTTACATAAAGTGGGATACTCATTTAAAAATTAGCGCAGACGCAGCAAGGATAACTAAATTTAATCCTAAGGTTTTAGAAAAAAAGGGGCTACCCCCAGAAGAGGTTTTCCCCACGGTAGAAGATTGGCTAGATAATTGTGACCACATCGTTGGTCATAATTTTCTTGGGTTTGATTTATATTTATTAAAGGACTTTTACAAATATATGGGCAAGCCATACAAGCATTTAGTAGAAAAAGTCATAGACACGAACTGTATAGCGCGTGGATTGAAGTTCGGAAACTATTATAAACCGGGGGATAATTTTCTCGAATATCAATATAAAATGTATAGCGAAAGAAGAAGAGGGGTTAGGACAAACCTAACTGCGTTAGGAAAAGAATACGAAATTGATCACGATTACGATAATTTACATGACGCTATAGTTGACCTAGAATTAAACGTAAAGGTTTGGAATAAAATTAAATGGATGATAGACTTATAAAAACAATGGCTAATTTTACAGACAACTTTGATAAGCTTGACCTTGGTATACATGGGGTAAGACTCCCTTCCTTTACGGTTAGCGATGAAGATAAAAGGAAATTGGGAGTAAGCGAAGATATAACTAACGAAGATTTTTTAGAGGCCTTATGCGATTCTGGTAGAGAAAAAATATGGAGCAATATACGGAAAGAACATAAGTCCGAATACGCAGAGAGAATACAATACGAGCTAAAAACAGTCAAAGATTTAGGTTTTGTTGACTACCTTTTACTTGTTTGGGAAGTAATTAACTTTTGCAAAAAAGAAAAAATTCCAACAGGTATTGGTAGAGGCTCTGCAGCGGGAAGTCTACTCCTTTACCTAATGGATGTCACCAAGATAGACCCATTAGAATACGGCTTGTATTTTGAGAGGTTCATTTCAAAAATTAGAGCAAAGAAAACTATTGTAGATGGAATCACTTACCTAGATGGATCTCTAATGATGGATGTTGATTTAGATATCTGTTACTACAACAGACAAAAAGTTTTAGAGTTTTTAGAAAACAAATTCAAAGGTAAAACATCTAAAATAATCACATTAAATACCTTAAGCGGTAAACTTTGTATGAAGGAATGTGGTAAAGTAGTAGCCTCTAAGTCAGAGCAAGAAATGAATAAAGTCTCCGCTCTTATTCCAAAAGTTTTTGGTCAAGTTAAAGACCTGAAAGAAGCTTACGCTGAAGAACCTGAATTCAGATCGTGGTGTGACGAAAATAGAGAGTGCTACGAAATTGCCCTTAAAATAAAAAGCCTTAACAAGAACAAAGGAGTACACCCCTCAGCGATATCTCTTTCTCATGACATGATGGAAGACAGTTGCCCGACAGAACTAACTTCAGATAAGAAAAGCTTTGTATCGTCTTACGATATGAATTGGGTTTCCATGTTTAATGTTAAGCTTGATATACTTGGTCTTCGAGCAGTTTCTGTTGTCGATGATGTATGCAAGAATGTTGGCATTGAAATATCTGACATAGATTTAACGGATAACTTGATATACGATAATCTACAACACCTTAGGACACCTCACGGGTTATTTCAGATCGAGGCGGATACGAATTTTCGAGTATGTCAAAAAGTTAAACCTAAAAACCTAGAAGAATTAAGCGGGGTACTAGCCTTGGCTCGCCCCGGAGCATTGGCTTTTGTAGATCAATACGCTGAATACGTTAATACGGGGGAAACTAAATCTATTCATCCATTTTTTGACGATATCTTGTCCTCGACAGGAGGAGTCGCGCTCTATCAAGAACAGTTAATGAAGATGGCTAACAAGGTTGGCTTTAGTCTAGATGAAGCCGAACTACTTCGTCGTATCGTCGGCAAAAAGAAGGTTTCTGAAGTAAGGAAATGGAAAAAGAAAATTAAAAGCAAAGTAAAAGATAATAATCTTGATACTAAAATAGGTGACATTCTATGGAGTTTATTAGAAGACTCAGCGAACTACTCCTTTAACAAGTCTCACTCCATTTCATACGCTGCCTTAGCGGCAACGACTGTATATCTTAAATTCAAGTACCCTCAACAATTTTTCTTGAGCTTGCTTAAAATGACAAGGCACGAGCCAGATCCAATCCAAGAAATTTCTAAAATACAAAGAGAGATGTCTTACTTTGGGGTAGAGCTTTTACGCCCTCATATCGTAAAATCAGATATGGACTTTAGCATCGAAGATAAAAACATTAGATTCGGACTACTATCTATCAAGGGAATATCAGAAAAATCAATTGAAAAGCTAAACAACTTTAAGAATAATTATTCCACTAAATTCGAAGTTTTTGAGGGAGCTAAAGAGTCGGGGCTTACTATTGGTATTTTATCCGCCTTAATTCAGGCTGGAACTTTTGAGGGGTTTCAAATATCTCGCAGTAAAATAGTTTATGAGGCACAACTATGGAACATTCTCACTAAAAAAGAAAAGGCCGCAGCACTTTCAATGGCTCAAAAATTTGATTTTGATTTAGTAGAAATAGTTAAGAGTCTATCCAATAAAAAAGACGATAAAGGTAAACCCATGGTAAAAGACACTAGGCTAAAAACTATTAAAAAGAAATCAGAGCCTTATAAACAAATTTATTTTAAAAATAAATATTCAGAGTCATTTGCAAACTGGTATTATGAGAACCACTTACTAGGTTATACTTGCGGAAAGACATTAAAAGATATTTTCGAAGACAAAAGGACAGGGTTATACACCTTAAGAGAAGTGGAAGATGCCGATGTTGATGAAACGGTAGCATTCGTTGGCTCAATTGAAGATAAGCCTTATTTCGGTAAGTCTAGAAACGATAATCAATACATGAAAATCTTTGTAAAAGACGAAACAGCTAACATGAAAGTAATGATCTTCTCGAATAGGCTAGAAAATATGATGTCAGAAAACGCAAATAACCCACCGGAAGCAGACAACATTATAATAGTAAGTGGGAAGAAAAAGGATGAAGTAGTTTTTGCGGATAGAATAGCCATCCAAACCAATAAAATTTACACCAAGCTATCTGACCTAAAAGATGCTTGACATTAATAAAAAAACCCCTATACTCATAATATGATAAGTTTTTACAAACCAACCCCGAAAGTAACGGGCACTGCTATGTCCTTTTATCTCAATAAAAGAGATAATTCTTTCTTCTCTAATTTAATTAAGCAGGATTCTTGGGACAGCTCTCGGAAAATCGGCTCCTTTCAGAAAAATAAAAAGGTCGAAGGAAAAAACGTAAATATTAAATTTAGTCAGACAGAGATTGCCTCTATCATCGATTCAGTTGACAGGAATACAGAAATTTCCGGATATCATGGAAGCAATCAAGTAGTCAGATTTAGTTTTGGACCTTATACGCCAAAGACTAAAACAGAGGAAGGCGAATGGATCGAAGGGACAGAGCAGAAGGGTTTTTCTTTTAGAGTGACTAGAGAATCTAAAGAAGATTCAACTAATAAACAAAGCTATGTCATAGGGCTAACCTTCGCTGAAGGAAAACTTCTTAGAGAGCACTTGGTATATCTCCTAAACGAGAGCTTTGCTTTAACAGATAAAGCCATGGAAGCTTCCTTTAGGAAAAATCAAGAGAGACAGCAGCAGCAACAACAAGAAGTTGTTAATGAAGTTACAGAAATAGAAGACGAAGACGATCTCTGGTAAAATTATGAAACTAAAAAAAATTAAAAGAGATGACAACGGATTAATTTCAGGCTCATCCGTAAAATATGTTTTCAATGAGCTTGGTTTTGTTGATTGGAGGAAGATGGTTAAACAGGAACACCTTGTTCCTAACAGACAAAAAACCTCAGAAACAGATGTCAATAACTTAGACGATAAAGACTTAATTATTCTTCTTGGAGGAATTAAAGAGCTTGCTCAAATTAGGGGATATACGTCTGTATGTTATGACGTTAGGACTCCTTCCCCAGATTATGTCGTCGCTACATGCACGATGAATTGGATTCCAAATTACGAAACAGAGGGTCGTGAAGTTACCTTTTCCGGTATAGGAGACGCTTCACCAAACAATACCCAAAGCTTTGCTAAGTTTTTTCTTGGCCCTATCGCAGAGAACAGAGCGTTCGTACGTTGTGTTCGTAATTTTCTTAAAATTAATATCGTTGGTCAAGAGGAGCTTCCCGGATCCGGTATGAAGTTTCCATTAGACCAAGACTCTGGTGAAGAAAATCAAGCAAATCCTATTTCTTTACTTAGGAATATAATGAAAGATAAAGGTATAACTTTCGACAAGCTTAAGACTCGTTTAGAAAACGATGGGTATGAAAAAGCTTCGTCTATAAACACCTTGGAAGACATCTCAAAGCCAAAAGTTTTTGAATTAATCGAAAGAATTAAAAAGATCAAAAAATAAAGATTTAATCAAAATCTCTTTCTCTCCTTTTAATTTCTTTTAGGAGAGATTTTTTTATTTTTAAGGTAGCGGTCACACCAATTCTTCCTACGTGTTTTTCTTCTGGATTTTTACCATTGTGAAGCATATCACTATAATCATTAACAACCTCATCAATTACCTTAAAGGCTGTCTGTAGTGATATGTAAGGCATGTTCATAGGATGAGTCATTTACTTTAATAATTACACTATTTTATATTTTATTCTTCTATCTAATATGAATCCTTCTTCATATAAATAATTAATAATATCTAAAGCCTCCCATGATGTTGCGTCAGGTTTAAGTATGTAGACACTGGTACTTGTCCAGTTGTCTTCATTAATATTAAGAACAACAGGTATATTGTTAATTACCAAGTCTTGTTGTTTCATGTTTAAAATTTAACACCCGTAATACATTACACACTCTGATTCACTCGAGAATCCCATCGGGTCACTTTCCCACTCAGCACATTCTTCACAGCTACCGCCACTTGCTGTCGTTGTCGTAGTCGTTGTCGTAGCGGGGGCCGCAGTCGTTGTTGTGGTGGTGGTTGTTGTAGTGGCGCCCGGCGTAGTTGCTGTTGTTTCATCGTAAAATAAAGTCCAAGTACCGTTTACATTTTTCCAAGCCTTAGTTGCTTCTTTCCATGTTCCACCGTCATTTACATGTAAACTGGAAATTTCTTTCCATGTTCCATTGTCATTTATATGATTGCTCATTACGATGATACCTTATACCAAACATCTCCATTGCTTCCTCCCGAAGGATTACCTGTGTCAATTGTAATATTTACTGAAGTTCCAGCTGCACCCGTATTTCCCTGAGCACCTGTAGCACCTGTATTTCCCTGAGCGCCTGTGCTTCCTGCGGCTCCATCGCTACCGTCAGCGCCATCGCTACCGTCAGCGCCATCATTACCCGCTGGACCTGTGGCACCCGTATCTCCCTGAGCACCTGTAGCACCTGTATTTCCCTGAGCGCCTGTGCTTCCTGCGGCTCCATCGCTACCGTCAGCGCCATCGCTACCGTCAGCGCCATCATTACCCGCTGGACCTGTGGCACCCGTATCT